CAGCTGTGAGAAGTTCTTCAGGGAGCTAGGTAAAAAAAGAAACAAGTTCCAAGCTTCAAGCAGCAATGCAACAAGACACAATTTATTTACAGAGATTGAAGCCACAAGCCGCAAGCGCCAAGCTTCAAGCGCCATAAAAAAGACATAATTAAAAAGTAAAATGAAATTAGAAAGAAATATATGAAAACAAGTGAAGCGTGGTCCCTGGTTGGGGGACTAAGTAAACCATCTAAAATGCCCGGCTGGTCAATAGGTCTACCGGCCAAGGAATGCAAAACAGGCTCCAAGCTCCAAGCTGTGCCTGGTTCAGTCTGCTATGACTGTTACGCCATGAAGGGCTGCTATGTATTTAAAGTTGTACAGGAAGCTCAATACAAGAGACTGAAGGCAATATATACAGCTCCATGGGTCACGGCTATGGCTCAACTGATCAACAGCAAAAAGCCCAACGTGTTCCGCTGGCACGACAGCGGCGACGTTCAGGACTTAGTACATTTAAATAAAATTTTTGAAGTCTGCAGGTTAACACCTGGCAAGCGTCACTGGATGCCCACACGTGAGGCATGGATCAAGGACCATTTAAACAGAGCGCCAAGCAATTTAGTAATTAGATTCAGCGCGCCGATGGTGGACCAGGCAGCACCTGCCAGCTGGCCAAATACATCGACCGTGGTGACAGCTCAGGCCACGTGTCCAGCGCCTCTTCAAAACAATGAATGCAAAGATTGTAGAAATTGCTGGAATCCTGAAATTAAAAATGTATCATACGGCCAGCACTAATGACATTTTACCACCCAAAATATTATGCAGCCCTCCGGGCTGAGAGGAAGAAGCTTCAAGCTGCAAGCCTCAAGCAGCAAGCTCCAAGCCCCACTAAACCAGAACCTAGTTCAGGTTCTGAAGTTTCAAGCAACAAGCTTCAAGCGTCAAGCAACAAGCAGCAAGCTTAGGCTGCAAGCCACAAGCTACAAGCTCCGAGATCCTTGAACCAGGGATCAAGAAGTATTGAACAAGTTTCGAGGACCTTTGACCAAGGGCCTCGACTAAGATAAATGTATTCTTAGGATGTGTCTTATGAAACGCAATTTGGTGTGGTGAAATTTTAATTTTATTCCCCTTCGTGCACTTTAGTTCTAAAGTGAAAAATGTGCCAGAAGTATTGTAGCCCAATAAATCAGGAGTCCCCAAACTACTAAGGTTTTCAATCCTAATCCAAGAAATGTCTTTAGAAACTTTGCGCAGTTTTTTATATAATTTAGCCTCTGGGCCCATACTGTTTTGGAGGGAATATCGTCACTCATTTAACATCGTAATGAGTAGATCTTAACTTGTCAGGGATAATTAATTTTTTTTCATCTTGAGGTCTTAAAACTAATCGTAATGAAGGCTGACCTATAATCATATGCTCTTGCACTTCCATTCTTTTAATTTCTTCTAAGTGACCTCCAATAGCAACATAAATTTTGGCATTTGAAATTGCATTGCCTTGATACTTAGTAGATCCCATTGTGAATCTTCCTAAAAATTCCTGTAGATGTTTTACAAACACTTTAATTCTCCTCGTCCATCTTTCATGTCTTGACTTTATAGGATAGTTCCCTTAAATTGTCAACCCAAACAAACATAATAAAGGAGTATTATGCAAAACTTAGAAAAACTAAAAAAAGAACTAGTATACGCGAACTATGATGATCCAGATCGTGCAAGTATATTAGAAGTAAAAATAGAAAAAATAGAACGAGCTAAACAAATGAAAGAAAATGGTCATGATGATGAAACTATTTATGCAGATGTTTGGAACCATCCTGATGAATGGTGTCAAGGTACTTGTGGTGGATTTAACACTTGGGAAGCCCACAACGCAGGTTTAGATACATGTTTTGACTGTAAGGTAGAGGCAACGGATTAATGGGAGTTCCAAAAAGATTAACAGAAATGCAACAGAGATTTGCGGAGCATTTAGTATTCGGTGGACCAGATGGTCCTATGTCTAAACGTGAGGCAGCTGTTGCAGCAGGGTATTCACCTGCTCGTGCAATGCGGGAAGGATCTGAATTAACTAACCCAAGATATTCACCATTGGTAGTAAAATATATTGGTGAGTTAAAAGAAGAAAGACTTCGAAAACATGAAGTGACATATGAAGGACACGTCGCAGAATTAGCTAGGTTGAGAGAAGCCGCTTTAAAGAAAGGAAGTTTTTCCAGCGCTGTAAATGCTGAAGCCAATAGAGGAAAAGCAGCGGGACTATATATAGACAGAAAAATAATAAAAACAGGTAAATTAGAGGAGATGACAGAAGAACAACTAGAAGCAAAAATGAAACAAATTTTAGACGACTACGCGCCTCTGTTAAATGTAAAGACTGTTGATGCTGAAGCATTAGAAATTAAATCTTCTGAATCTTCCGAACCCACTGACGAGGTATCATCGTCCGATCACCAAAAGAAAAAGAACCATCATCTTCCCGATCAAAAGAAGCAAAAAGTTTAATAGCTTTATCATCTTTAGAATATAACCAACCTTCATTGATTGGTCTTGCTAATCTCATCTTATCAAACTCCCTATCAGTAGCCCAGCCAGAGTCACTCACACAATCGATCCACTCCACCCTGACTTTAGGATAAGGTATGTCGGGAGTTCCAAATGAGGCGACAGCTTTTCTTCTTTTCTTAGGCATAATATCTTATAACACAATTCTGCGAGCCCTGCGAGGGGTAGAAGCAGATTTTATTTTTATTTTCAAAAAAAAATTTTTTTTCAGATTTACCCCTCGCAGGTTTCGCAGCCTATATAAATCAACACTTCTAGCCTTCGCGCTACCCCTCGCGGACCCCTCGCAAAAGTCATTTACCCCTCGCAGATTTTGGATTTTGGACAGATTTCAGTGTCCTTGATCAAATTTTCGCTAATTTACCCCTCGCGCTGCGAGGGGTAAATCGGTTTTTGCGAGCCCTAGAACCTAATCCGAGCCCTAATTTGTGCCATAATATTGCCTTAATATTGCCATATTCTCTTTAGCGTCTGCAACTTTATGTAACAGCTTATCAATCTCGCCGGTGACGTCAGTATGTTCTACAATTACAGGTTGTGTACCATTTAGGAGATAATCTATTTTTAATAGCGCGTCCTCCATCTCATACTGGTATTTCATTATTAAAGTTTTATATATTTGCTCTTTCATTTATCCTCCTTCTTTTTTAAAGAATCTCCAAACGTGCCTGTAAAGCCCCATGATCCATGATGCGTGGTCCATGAGTCGAGATTCCCGTAAATCTTAATATTACACTTTCGAGCCAAATCACAGAAGGCTAAATCTTCACCTTTCCATTCATGATCCTTAAAGCTTGTATCCCAAAAATTATACATGTATCTATCTATCGCACCTTTATATCCTACCTCTTTATCCATCTTATCTTGGTGTTCTTTATTAAATTCAATTTTTTTATCAGGATACTTGTCCATCAACGTTCTAAATACAGATCTATTAATTAACATTAAGCCAGCCGGAGCAGATTTTAACGCCACTAAATCAAAAGGTAGTATTTTAATATTATCAGGATCAATATGTTCTACAGGATATTTAGTTTTTAAAGGATTTTCTTTTAATCTATAAGGAGTACATACAATATCTTTTTCAGGCACTAACATTCTTAAGGCAGTTTCATGAGAAAACTCTACATCAGCATCTACACATAACATATAATCATAATCAGACGCCATGAATCCTGCAGTTAATAAATTTCTTGCATGAGTTACTAGAGAAGATTTAACCGACTTAAATATACACTCAACCCCAGACTTAGCTAATACTGCGTACGTGTTGAGGATGGAAACACATGTTTCAACCTTCATCATATCATAACAAGGCATAGCTATAAATACTTTAGGCTTTTTCAAATTGTTTTTTAAACTCCTTTATATCAAATGTGACTTGTTCTTTCTCATCGAATTGTAATTCGTGATACATATCTAATCTCTTCAACCATTTATGTTTCCAAGACCTTAAATCAGCGTCTTGAAACTTGAATTCTTGGTAATATAGGTCAGGAGTACAGATCATTATAATACCCTGTCTAATTTCTGATTGATAAACATAGTCATGTGCCATACAATACGCGGCGATTTGTAAAAAATAATCCTCAATCCACTCTAATTTCTTCGGGCGATTTGACTGCTTAAAATCAATAATAGTATCTAAACCGTTATGATTACATACCAAGTCAGTACTGCCAGCATATAACCCAGGATAATGCAACGTGACTTCCGAGCCGTAATACTCTTCCACAGGGAGTAACCCTTCTTCAATAATTTTTTTGGCCATGGGCTTCGCCTCTTGTCCGATTGGCGTAAGATCATCGTAACCAATTCCCGATACATGAGACTCGATGAACTTGTGCATGGATGTTCCCCGCCTACTACTAAGATTTTTGATTCGTTCCGCTTCTTGTTCTCCAACTTTGGCCTTCCAGTCTTTTAAAAATTGTTGATTTTTGGTACGCCCTAATATCGTAGTAACAGATGGAAGTCTAGTACCAATGATGTCATAAATTCGATGTCCTGATTCATGATCCGTGATCTGTTTTCCTTCTATATACTTGTATTTATTACTTTTTTTCATTTCTTTTACCGTATAATTTCTGCCACGACCAGGCGTTAAGTTTACTTGACCAGTGGTATATAAATTCTAAAAATTTTTTTTTCATCTTGTCCTCGCAAACATTTCATTATAAACTTTATCTAAAGTTTCTATTATTTTATTTTTATCATTTTCTAAATAAACTGCAGCCTGTAATACTCCTTCTAAATTATCGTCCAGTTTTCCTATCCCTGTATTACAAGCTCTACACAACCATCCTCTAAAGATAGTTGATCCATGAATATGATCTAATTGAAGTTTTTTTGTTTTTTTATGACAACGTTCACAACGCTCAGGTTTGGGGGGAGCATTCTTTCTCACCGCGGAACTCTCTCTTTTACTTATGGTAACACATTGGCGGCAAATTTTCTTAAGATGCCAGGCCCCATCACTTCTTAGAACTTGGGTTGTAAATGCCATTGTGGGAAGAATTTTATGACATTCTTTACATTCCTGCATATCGGTTTCTTTTCCTACAATTTTAGTCTCTCCCCTATAGTGGAAATTTTCATGGTCCTTATATTTTTGTTTTTTAACACGATATGCTTCTTTTTCCCAATAGGGAACCGTATTTAAATTTAAATTTCTTTTTGGTCCAGGCATTATTTCCTAACCTCAATGGTCCATGGTGCGTTAGCCGTGCGCAATCCATCCTTGCTCTCGTCCCAATATCTTTTACATAAATTTCCAGTACGCGCTATAAACTCATGCTGCATTTCATGGTGTGGATTGTAAGGACGTCTTATCTTTTTACCATCCGACTTTGAAAAATATTTAATGTAGTATTTGTTTTTACGTGTCATAATCCCCGATTTTGTTTTTAACAGGTTTCCATTCATTATCACCGACTTGTTTTAAACTATTGAGAGGGACTTGAGATGATACATTCCCAGCCACAGAAATTCTTTCAACATCAGATTTAAAAGGAGCCACATAATGTTTTAACCATGCAGGAAATATAAACATATCTCCTACTTCAGGAAAATATGATTGATATGTAATGGCCTGTCTATTTCCTTCACCATATATAAAACTAATTCCACCAGGGCCAGCGCTTCTTCCTTTATATTCTTTAAATTCTTTTTTTATTTCTTCTGGTACTTTTAAATATATTACAAAAGATAAATCATCTGCATGATCATGAGGTGGATTGAATTCATTTTTTCTTTGATAATTAATCCACATAGCTCTTAATAAATAACTAGGAGGTTGTTTAAACTTTTGATTTTTCCACTTTTCAAATATCCCGGTGTACATTTTTAAAAATTCATCAACGTATGGAAGTAAAAGTTTGTAGTCCCTAAATTTAAATTCTTTTTGAATGATACCAGCTAATCTATGTTGATAATCATTTGCTGCTACGCTTGAAGCTTCACCTTCTTTTAATAATAAGTTTTGAAATTCTGGAGTAGTTTTTAACTTAACTACACAGGGTCCCCACGTTAAAACTTGATAACTAACTTTATCTGTCATTTTTTATTACTTTCAATATTGTTGTCCAAGGATTTAAGTCGTAATCTACTCTAGTGCAACTTGTTAACAGTATTATCATCACCGTCAGAGTTACTAAAATGATTATCTGAAGTCTCATAAAACTCCCCTTCCGAGTCACAATCCCAACACTGATGAATCATTTCATCAGAGTTAAAGCTTGCAACTTTAACAAATCCATTACCCTTACAGGTTGGACAAATTAGTTTTCTTACTCTACCCTTTTTTAATTTTTCCATTTAACTTTTTCGCTTTTTCATTTGCTAAACATTCTACAGTTTTACTAATTGATAACTTTGCATCTGGTAATAAAACCTTAGACAAATTAATCAATGTCTTGTATGTATCATGAGTTAACGAAACATTTCTATATTTAGTTATATCGGTCATATGTTCCTTTCATTTATTTCTGATGACTATATAGGATTGAATGGAGATTTGTCAAGATGAAATTTATATTAAGTATGATTATTTGCACGAGTGTTTATCAACAGTGCATGGCCCCTCATCAAATGCCAGGGGATTACCCCACTCATTATGAATGCATTATGGCGGGCTATGAAGAGTCTGTAAAAAAGGCTAAAGAAATAGGACCCTCAGATGTGAATAAGTATGGGACTATTATAAAATTTTATTGTCAGCAAGTTCCAGACACCAATACGTAATTGACAATGTGGCAGAATTGTGGTAAAGGCTAAGACTTCTCACCACAATAACCTATCCCTTTAATCCCTCTTGGGGTAGGTTTATTTCATTTTCTTTTGAGTAATATTACCATCATCGTCTATCCACAGTTCCCATGCGGTTTTACCGTCATAGTAATATCCATGTAATGTTTTATTTTTTTTCATTTACACATACAACCAATCCAGTTTCCACTACCATCATTCATGATATGTAAATTTAATTCAGTTACATAACCCGTTAATTTTAATCTCAATATATCACACAGTTCAAAACAATCTGTCTCAGCTGTTATTACAATTCCCTCTAACATCTTCTTTGTCACTGGAATCAGTTGATACAGTTCGTCGTTCCAAATTATTAGGTCCATTATACTTCGAATTCTTCGTCCTGTCCCAATTTTTTGCGGCTTCGTTTATTTGGTCGAGTAGTGTCACCTGTGACCCTTCCCCATTTAATAATCCTTTCAAAATTTCTAGTTTTTAGTTTTATTTTAGGACCATATGGTTTCCAGGCATTTGCCATAAGATTTAATTCTATAACTAAATTAGTCCATTGTTTAGGTGTTATATTAGTTACGTTTATATTTATTTCTCTGTCTTTCATGTCCTATATATAGGATATCTAGGGATGTTTGTCAATGCCCTTTTTTACCTTTTCCACGATATTTTCCCATTCTTTTTTCGTGTTTATTACGGTTTTTCTTGTGACGTCCAGGTCTTTTTCTAGGTTTATCGCGTTGAGGTTTAGTTATTTTACCAAAAGAGCTTTTTTTACTCATTAAATTGTCTTATATTAATTTCATCTTTGCCTGTAACGTGAGGCATATAACTAATTTTACCATTTATTTTTTGTTCAATGTCTGAGCCACATGTTATGCATCTAAAAATAGTTTTGTATATAGAAACAAATATACTTTCTTCACCACAGTACGGACAGTTTCCATTTACAACTTGTGTTGGAATATTAATCTTGTCGAATCTTGTCATTGTTTTTTTTTCTATTATATATTTTCTTATTTTTTACCACAAGTTGACGATAACGTCTATTTCTTAAAATCTTTGCAATCGGGTTCTTTTTTTGATTCACTATTTTGTTAGCAGAGTAAATATAACGTAGGCCATACCAGTAATTAAAGCCCCTACAGATACTAATAGAATACTTTCTATTCTATTAATTTGTTTTTCTAGTTTGTGCATTTTTTCGTAAGTTTGTTTCTGCATAATTCTGCATAATTTTTCGTGAGAGTCTATTCGTTGTAATGCGTTTTGTTTAGCCATGATTATTCAATAATTAATTTTTTAATTGATTTAGAGCCATCAATATTATCTTCTAATTCAGCTTTACCTTTCCAACATTTGTAGGTTACTGATTCAGAATAGGTCCTTTCAGCTTCACGTTTATGTCGAAGACAAACTCCCATCGAGTCTTGAATACGTGCCTCCTTGATCTCTCCTCCTACAAACATTAATAATCCTATAACAGCTTCAATCATTGTTGGCCTCCATTTTTATAATGGATTTCTCTATTAGCGTCTTTTAATTCTTCTATATCTTCTAAAACTTTATCCATTTGTTTTCTTAAAAATTCTATGTTGACCTTGTTTAAAGCCATATTCTCTATGTGTGCATTTATCTTCTCCGTGGTCTTGTATAAATCCTCGATCATCATAAATTGTTCGGAATCTGCCGGAAGCGAACCAAGTTGACCCCGCGGCCATTTGATTCTAAATTCTGTATTTTCAGTTAAATCTTTAGCCATTAGTTCTACTTGTGTTAAAATTTTGTTTTGAGTCTCAATGATTCCAAAATATGCCCAGGTACCAATCGCGACCATCGCGATCAGCGAGGCTACCGTTTTCATCGGCATTTGTACGGCGGCTTCTTCAGAAATTTTAAGTGCCATTAGTTATAATTATACCCTGTTGATGGTTGATTTTCTAAAGCTTCAAATAATTTTTTATGTTGCTCCATAATTTCTTCATCTGAATCCATCATCTGATCCATTTTATCTTGTAATTTTTCTACGTGTCTTTCTAGTTTGTGTACTTTATCTTCGTGGACTGCCTGAATAGTTGAAAGTTCAAATGTTCTAGATAGACTCCAGCCAGCTAGAGCCAATAAAATTCCTACCAGCATTGTCATTAATTTTTCAATCATTGACAGCTATCACATTCTCCAGTGTCATCGACAACAACACCGTTGTTTTCATATGTTGAATCTTCAGCTTTACCTTGTTGACAATCACATTGTCCACATTGACAAATATCTCTATATTCATCAATATGTTCTCTGCCTCCACAATGGCAGTCATGATTGCATCGTTTACATTTATTCATTTTTGCCAGTCAAAAAGCCAGTTTATAAATTTTTTCCATAATTTTTTAACCATCTTTTTCCTCCACATCATAGAAGAACTTATCGGTGTCTTCTGTTTTCCATTTACCACTATCTTCAACATTCCAATCGGAAGTTTGGACCTTCCAATCAAACGGAACTTCATCTTTAACAGTAAAAGATGGAATATTCCATATAATTCTATTGTTGGGTTGGGCAGCATAATTGCCATCTTCCAAGGCCATTATGTGTGCGCACTTGTGTTCGTGCGGAATTTCAGAATGATCTGTATCTACTATATTACTCTCTGGATGTGCCCAGTCAACAGTAAATAAATAAGCACCTTTGCGCCATTTTTTATCTTTACCTAAAAATTTTCCTGATTGTCCGTCTAAGAGATCATAAGAAGTAACAGCAGGATAGTAACTAAAGCAATTCCAGAGCTCCAACTCATCAAGTCTATACCTAGGTACTTCCTGGACATCAAATCCTCTTTGAATGAAGGCTGAAATAGGGAGACGATAGAAGACAGCACCATTTTCCATAATTGCATGAAAGAGTATAGGCCGCCCTGTAATCGATGCCAAGCCAAAGATAATACAGTCTTCAGCTTCTCCATGATGTCCGGTAAGGTCATAGAGATATTCTCTCCTGATCTGTGCATAAGTCACAGGAATGTTTGCATTTAAATAGGCCATGTATCATAAAATATTATATTAAGATTATTATGATAATAGCAACAACCACACCAATAGCTATTTTTTTATTAGCTACAGCTAGTGCCCATACTTGTTTTACTTTTTCCATATTTTCCTCCTATTTTATATTACCCCAATTAGGTCCAGATTCATAGTCCACTTTATTAGGAACTTTTAATTTTATAACATTCTTCATAATATTTTTTATTTTTACAGCTTGATCGTCATTACTTATTGAAAAACAAAGTTCATCATGAATTTGTATATGAGGCACTATACCTTGTTCATAAAGCTTTACCATAGCCTTTTTTGTCATATCTGCTGCTGATCCTTGTATCAATCTGTTTAAAGCTTTGTAAGTAAATGCTGGTCTATAGTGTTTATCAAAGTATTTAAGATTAGCATCCCCTGGTTGAGAATTTTTAGTAAGCTCTGCAAGATACCTGTGTTCTGCTTCTTCTTTTTTTAGAATAGGCACAGGTGATTTAACTATCTGTTTTACGCCATCAACTTCTTTGTATTCACTTATTTCAAATATACCTTTCTCAGCGTTCCATTCCTTATTTATGGGTTCCCATTTATCAAACCTACAGAATCTGTCTTCTAAAGTGTATATGTTTTTATTTCTTTCTGCAAAATCTTGTAGCCCTTGTGATAATTTACGCACAAAAGGCACTTGACTGTGGTATTTTTCAAATAATTCTTTTGCTTCGTCGTTTTCTAATTCTAAAGATCTAGCTAGTTTATTCTTACCCATTCCATAGAATAAGCCTAAGTTAATCGTTTTTGCCTGTTTCCTGGTGATTTTAGCCATTCTAGCAACGATTTTGTGAAAATCAGTGCTCGGGTTCTCATTATATTCTTCGGCCATTTCCTCGGCTCCATGGAAGCCATTCTTCAAAGCATAGTGCACGACCAGTCTAGGCTCTTGTTGTGAGTAGTCAAATGATCCCCACTTGTGACCTTTTTCTGGCAGAAATAATTCTCTTATTTTACTACCTAACTCACTTCGTGCTGGAATCTGTTGTAGGTTCGGATTACGCATAGAAAATCTACCGGTAACTGTTCCCCCTTGGTCTGATCTTATTTGATTTATGTCTGCGTGTATTCTGCCTTTGTGTATAAATTTTAAAATACCGATTACAAAAGTGTTGAATAGTTTATCTAACTGTCTGGCTTTTGCAATCATTTTTAAATACTTATTTGTGTGTGATTCTAAATATAGTTTTGTTATACTAGCTCGTCCTGTTTTAGGCGTAACTTTATAATCTGTAATTTTTTGATGATCTAGTAAAGGCTGAATAGAATCTGCAGCCCAAATATCTATATTAAGATTAGTTTCTCTTTTTATTGTTTTTAATATTTCTGCTTGTTCTTTTTTAAGAGTGTCGCCAAATGTTTTTGCTTTCTCTTCATCAACTCTTACTCCTAAAAATCTCATATCAACAAGACACGGAAACAATCTTGTTTCAATATCAAATATATTTTCTAAAGTTTTTTTATTTTTTGATTCTGTTCCTATAGGAGTTTTAATTATCTTTTCAAATTTGTTCCAAAGTCGTAGTGTAAGTGACACGTCCTGTTCTGCATATTCTGCAACTAAATCATATGGTAGTTCATGCATGTTAGTCATTGGATCGGATATACCGTGATCTCTTTTTGATTTATCTGTTAAATCATATTTATATTTATTATCATTTAAATAATCTTTTGCTAAGGAATCTAGACTGTATTTTTGTCTGTTTTCATCAATAATAGATGCCGCGATCATGGTATCGTATATAGGTCCTTTTAACATCATACGTGTAGCTGCACGTATCCAACAAACGTCGTACATAGCATTGTGAAATACTTTAGTTATATTTTCGTTTTGAAAGATTGTTTTATTTAATTTTTTCCAGACTCTATTTACACCATGGTTGTCTCCTTTGTGTGCTATCGGGTAATATAATTTCACATCTTTAAATGCTACAGCAATACCACATACTTTACCTTTACCTATTATGGCCCCTGATCCGTGAGTCTTGAGGTATGGATCGTGCGTCTCTAAGTCGACAGCAACAACATCACCATTTGTTATTGCATCTAATTCGTCTAATTCTGGTATCATTTAACTATCCCCCATGTGTTTGATTTTTCTACTTCTTTATAATCTCTTTCAAGTATCATTTCTAAAAAGTGTATAGCCTTCAATATATCCTCTCTTTTTCCTTTCAATCTGTGACGACAGATATATTTTATAGCGCACCCTTCTGGAAAAAGCAATTCGTTTTCCACAACAAATTTACTTGGTTGAATTTTAAATTTTTGATAATGTGATCCTCCGTGTTGTTTATCCCAAACTTTGCTCATAAGTATCCTCCTTTCCTGCAAATGTTAAATTAGCTGTACTTTTTAATAACCATAAAGTTTTCCTTGCACGAGAACATGCAACAAACTTCATTCTCTTTTTTGAAAACGGTTTTTCTTGTCTTGTTAATTTAAAATCAAATACCACGTTATCGAATTCTTTACCTTTAATTGTATGTATGTTTTCTAAAAACACTCTTTTCTTTTCTAAGTCTCTATTGTTGTTGACAATTTCTCTAATGTAATTTTTCATTTGAATTGTTGGAACTTTACTAATCTTTTGAAAGTCATCTATATTTTTTACACCAGGGACGACAAACCCTTTGTCGACTAACCACTTAAGATCATAGCTACCACTGTCTACAGCTTCTAATTGTTCAATTGTTTTTAATTGATATTGTGGGTCCATACCTTTAAACATCGCTTTAATTTTAGTTAAAGATTTGTGTTCGCCTTTTGAAAAACCCAAGAATTCTCTTTGGTTTTTAACGTCGCTGGTTGGATATTTAAATTTAAATTTACTTTTTTCCTTATCTGGTATTTTAACAGGAATTCCTATCTGCATGATATAGTTTATCATATCTCTTGGTTCACCACCTCTATAAGTAAACATAAAGTTTTCATCTGTATTTAATATTCTATTTTTTAATTCTGACGCAAAAGGGTCTTGCGCCAAATCTGATAAATAATACATTTCTCCCTCTACAACCACACCTGTTCTGTTTCCGTTTTCATCTAATTCTTCTCGTGGTTTCCATACTCTGGTATAATTATATTCTCGCCAGATATCTTGTATTATCTTTTTACAGTATTCGTTTATAACTCTTGGACATCGATAACCATCTTCTAGTTCTGTTTCTGGATTAGCAAACTCCTTATGAAAAGAATCAGGATCAGCTCCTGCAAACTCAAATATAGACTGGTCTGGATCTCCTGCTTTGTAGAAGTAATCTACATTCTTTGACATTACTTCTTCAGCTTTTCTCTGTATTACACTTGAGTCTTGTGCCTCATCGACTATTAATATTTTTATATCCTTACATAATTTTTCTGATTCTTCTTTGTTATTATAAAAGTCCTCTACCATGTCTTGAAAGTCAATTATTTTTGTAGTTCTTCCATTAATTTTTTCATTAGCTTTAAATTTAATATAATACTCTTGCATTTTAATTAATTCTTCAGCGGTATACTGATAGTCTTCTTTTTCTTCAAAAGTTAAACTTCTATAGTAATCTAATACTTCTCGACCATTATCTTTTGCATAACTTTTAAATTTAAAAAAAGGATGTGCTGCAAACAAACCTTGTACGCTGTTAAATTTTTTATTTGATGTGTATTTATCAAACATTGGATACAAAGTTTTTAAAATGTCATAATCTTCAATTAAGAAAGCTTTTCCTTTTATACGATTCTTACAAAACTTATGAACTGTAGTTACATTTTCTTCCAAAGATGCTTTTGATTGTTTTACTAAATGAAAAATTTCATGACCTGTTTTCTTTTGAAAGTCATCAATACTTTCATCATCATATATTTTACTTCTAATATGATCTGCTGCCGTATTAGTGTGAGATATAACTATCATATCTGTAGGAGAGTATTTTTCTACTAAATGTTTATAATATATTTCAACTAATTTAGTTGTCTTACCTGTACCTGGTGGTCCTGCTATTCTAATTTTTATCATGTTCTATCTTTTTTGCGACGTCGCCTAATACTGAATACTGTCCAGGGTCAGAAATAAAATGCCATGTTGGACAAGATATTTCTTTTTTAGATATTGAGTTGTATATCTTTCCATTTTTTTTCTTAGCTTTCATAATATGTTTAAGATTAAAACATATTTTTTTTACTGACGTGTTGTCTCTTTGAGATCTAAAATATTCTACTAATCTATTTAATCTAAACTCAAGATCATGAGTTTTCTGATTTACATAACATCCCCCCTCTAACAAAACACCATCATCAAAAGAAACTGTGGATTTTCTAATAAAAGAATAAACCATTATTTTAAATTCGTTATCATCACTTGCCTCTTCATCTGCTTCTTCATAAACTCTTTTATCTAGTCTTGCATATTGAAAGGCGTGAAATTCTCCTGGTTTCATTTTTAATATTGCTGGATGAGGAAAGTTTCCTGCATTAGCTAATATGTTTATCCATTTTTGCTTATCTATTATGTCAGATCCTTGCATAGGAACATTTATTCTAATGTAACCATCACCTACTCTTTTTTTTACATCAACAGATTCATAAAATATCGGAGGCTTACTTGTATACTCTGTAATATCACCAACAGCCTGTTCTGCTTTTATCAAATCTGCGGCTTGCTCAGGAGTTATTCCACAAAGATGTCTGACACATGCAGAGGCATCGCAGTGTTTTTTTATTAAAGGTCTTTTGCAAAGGTATTTGTATTCTTTATCTTTTGATTTAAGTATTGTGTCCTGTATTTCTTTCTCTTCTAACGGCCTGGCCATATATTCTTGATTAAAATATTTGAGCAAAGTTACAGCATCCATTTTACTATATTCAGTAATTTTTTTAACACCCTTTTCAACTGCACGCATAGACCAGGTATACATATGTAATAAATAATCATTTCGATTTTCATCTGGTATTTTATTATTATTTAACTTTAAACAATTTTTTGTGCATGGTAATAAAAAATCTTCTAGTGTCTTTTCTTTTGGCTTTTTTACTTTCTTAACAACTTCTGGAACTTCTTCTTGTAAATAATCTATTAAATCTGTTTGTGCATACTGATCATACATTTCAAAAAACTGTTCAATAGAAGCATCTTCAAAATCATCTGTATATGCGTAAGTGCTTCCTTCTTCATGATTAAAGTATGGCATGTTAAGCCAAGAGCCATCTTTCTTATCCGCTAAAGAAGTTTGCATTGGATAGACTCTATCTAAAATATCTGCAAGACCCAACTTACCTGCAAACTTTTTCATAACTAATTGTACTTCTTCAGCGCTACTAAATTCTTTCATAAACATATAAACGTGCGCTCTTCCACTTTTTGATCTAAACATTATCAGTGGTAGTTTAAGTTCTCTTATTTTTTTTAATAAATTTTCGTAATCGTAATTATTTATGTCAATATCTATTGCACCCCATTTACATGTGCCATCATCTTTTAATGGAAAAATACCGAGTCTATTACCTATGCCGTTGAGATGGTTCTCCCAAAGTTGTTTTGTAAGGGGTTTATGTTCTATCCAAGGCTTACCTTCAACTTTAACAGCAAGTTTTTTATCGTTCTTTTTAAATTGACCGTAAGCTCGTTCTAAACCTTCAAATATATTTATAAATTTCTCTATCATAATAAACGTGGGCGTTTCCACTCTCGCTTAGACGCCCACTACCTAGGATATTATAAATTTACTGAAGCTTTTTTTACTTCTTGGTTTTCATGTTTTGTTTGAATCTCACCTTTACCTACAGATTCTGCAAAAGCTTTTGCCATGTCGTAGACATTTTTGTCTTTAACTAGGCCTACTTTTGCTACATCCCAACCAAACCATGTTCCTTTGTCGTTAGACATCTGAACAGTAGATAGTTTATAAATGTGGCTGTAAGTTGGCGGAGTAAACAAACCATTTTTACCCTGCATTTTGATACCCATCATCATTGAGTTCCATTTTCTACTAACTTTAAGTTGAGTAGATTTCATAGAAATCAAAGCTGTAGATGGATTATCACCAACAGTTAATACAAAGTGACTTGCAGTATTCTCAAGATAATTACCGTTTGGTAATCTGTCTTTATAGTCTTTACCTCTTGTGGTTTGACTTACTATATCACTGTCTGCCTCGTGAATTGCAACAGGTGCACCAGTGCTGGCACCTCTGTCCTGCCATTCAATGTATTGTCTTTTGTAAAAGACCGGTACAACTTGTAGTGTGTCGTACAACTTATTGGTTACAGTGTTTATGATTTTGCCTGGCTCTGCGCCTTCGACATATTTACCATCTCTTTTGTTTACCTCTGGAGATAGTTGGCCCAAAATTTTTAAGAAAGGCAACGCAAGATCTTCCTGCGAAATGTTTTGAGCACCTTTATTAGCATCAGCTTCAAATAGATTTGTTGCTAATGCTCCATTCTTTTTTTCTGCTACTTGGTTCATAGTTATTGTTTCCTTTTTATTGTTGTTTTATTTCCAACAAATATGTTGAAAAGTTCCGTTGGCATGTCTTTACCTGCCTCAATACGCTCACGGACTAGCGCTTTCAGAGTCATAGGTTCCACCTTCAACTTTTGTGTCGGTTGAAACCCATGACTCTTCGCAAGGTCAGCATAATCTGCCGCCCTTGTATCTTCGTTACGACCAAATGATACAGAAATTTCATTCTTTATAATATCACCTAATCCATTATTACGAAGCCAGTTAAAAGCCGCCTCTTTATTTGCTACAGTTATATTTGCGCTGTAATGCGGCTTAACATCTATTGAAGATCCATCCATAAGTTTAAGATGAGCTAAACCCATCTCAGCCATCATAGTTGGAACAACTTCTCCAGATAAATGTTCTAATTCTTTTTTAGTATTTTTTATATTCTCTTCTTGTAAATCAAGTCTAACTTGTAAAGCCTCTAATCTTTCAACTTGGTCTGCAAGTGACTGAATATTATCAGTTTTTTTCATTGCATCTTGTTGGTCTTTTTCAAAATCAATATTACTCATAACTTTTTAATTCCTTTCTTATAATTTCTATTTCTTTACATGCTTTACGATATCTATTCCACCAAATTATATCAGAAATAAAATTCCAAATTCTAGTAGGCAGGTATACAGTTCCAAAAATAAATCCTAAAAAAGGCTTATCTTTGTTAAGAGCTTTAAGAGCTCTTCTAGAAATTGATCTGTTTTTTTCTACATCTAAAAAATATTCAATCCATTTTTCTGTAGCTTTTAATCTTTCTTTTAATATATATCCTCTATTCATCAATTTCTCCTTTCTCATGTAAATTAATTTCAATAGGATAATATTTTCTTTCTTGTTTATCCCATTTTAATAAATTGTATTTTCCATTTGTATTTTCTGAAACGATAGAACAAGCTACTCCAATTATAGCTGGATCTCCAGTCAATAATAAATAATCTTGTTTAGAAAAATTTTTAAGTCCTTGTCTTAATTTATAAATTAAAGGACCAGGAGAAAAAATAATTTGTGAAAGCTCGGGTAATAAAAATTTTAATTTTCCATATCCTGCTGCACCCATAATATTTATTTTAGGTCTTCCTTCTTTCGTGCCAGGTATTTCTTGAATAACGTAAACTACTGCCTCCGGATCATATTGATCTGGAGCGGGTCCACATTTTAAACTACTAAAAACATCTTGTTGTATCTTTCTCATTGACAAACAATATAGTCATGTATATATAGAAGTCAAGAAAGAAAAAATAAAAATTATGAATTATAAATTTAAGACAAAACCATACGCGCATCAAATGACTGCGTTAGAAAAGTCATGGAATAGAGAAACCTATGCTTATTTCATGGAAATGGGTACAGGTAAAACAAAAGTACTAATAGATAATTTAGCTATGCTTTATGACAAAGGTAAAGTAGATGGCGCTTTAATTATTGCACCTAAAGGTGTGATAGGAACTTGGTATAATCAAGAAATTCCTACTCATCTTCCTGATCACGTAGAAAATGTGGCTATTTTATGGCAATCAAACATTAATAAAAAACAGCAAGAGAAATTAAATACATTATTTGAAACAGGAGAAAAACTTCATATTCTAGTTATGAATGTTGAAGCTTTATCTACAGCTAAAGGTGTTGAATTTGCAACAAAATTTTTAAATTCCCATAATACTTTAATGGCAATAGATGAATCTACTACTATTAAAAACCCAAAAGCTAAAAGAACTAAAAATATTATTACATTAAGTATGTTATCTAAATATAGAAGAATCCTTACAGGTTCTCCTGTTACTAAAAACCCATTAGATTTATTTAGTCAATGTTATTTTTTAGATCCTTTTCATTTAGGGCATGAATCTTATTATTCGTTTAGAATGCGTTATGCCATTATGAAGACAGCTAATATTTCAGGTCGACAAATACAATTAGTGCATGGATTTAAAAATTTAGGCGAATTATCTGATAAATTAAAACCGTTTTCTTATCGTGTTTTAAAAGAAGACTGCTTGGATTTACCAGATAAAATTTATATGAAAAGACAAATTAAATTAAGTAGTGAGCAATTAAGACTTTATGAACAAATGCGAAAAGAAGCACTTGCTACCTTAAATGGAAAACAAGTTACAACTGTTAATGCTTTAACTCAATTAATGAGACTTCAACAAATTACATGTGGTCATTTTACTGCAGATGATGGCACTACTCAAAGAATTCCTAATAATAGAATTAGTGAATTAATGGATATTTTAGATGAAGTAGAAGGCAAAGCTATTATATGGGCCCATTATCAATGGGATATAAAAGACATTATTAAAGAAGTTGTTAAGATCCATGGTCCATGTTCCGTGGTCGACTATTATGGATTAACGCCACAAGATGAAAGACAAGATAATATTAAGAAATTTCAAGACGACCCTAAGTGTCGGTTTATCGTTGGAACGCCAGCTACGGGTGGCTATGGGATTACTTTAACGGCTGCAAACACTGTAATTTACTATTCTAACGGATATGACCTAGAGAAGCGTTTACAGTCAGAAGACCGTGCACACCGAATTGGTCAAAAAAAATCAGTGACCTATGTAGATATTAATGCCGAAGAAACAGTAGATGAAAAGATTGTAAAATCTCTGCGAAAGAAGATAAATATAGCTTCAGAAGTTCTCGGTGAAGACCTTAAATCATGGATTTAGTAGGATATACACGCGAGGCGCGCAGAAATTTTAAATCCCTATTTTACTTCGATTGATCTTGACTTTTTAGACTCTGGAAGAATCTTATTTAAAGATACTTTCAGTAATCCGTCTTTTAACTCAGCACCTTTGATTTCTACATCATCGGCGATGGTAAATACCTTAGAGAAATATCTTTTAGCAATACCTTTATGGATTACTCCATTAGATTCTTCGCTATCTTTCTCTTCCTTAACGGATTTAATAGTCAATAAGTTGTCTGCATAATCGACTTGGATATCCTTTTTAGTATAACCCGCAAGTGCAACTTCTATATTGTAAGTTGTGTCTCCAGTTTTTACAATATTGTAAAAAGGAAATGCAGCTGTAGGTTTACGAAAGAATTCGTCACTATCGTCAAACATTCTTTCAAAATGATCGAAGATATTATCGAAGCCTATCGAGACAGGTCTTAATTGATTAAAGATTGATGGTAATTTATTGAGTGTCATGTAACCTCCTTGTTTAGACAGTTAATAAAATAGGCCCGTAAAGGCACCTATAAGCCTTATATAATGGTTTTTATAAGAAATGCAATACTTACCCTACAACTTTTCCACCTGACCATTTCATGTCTGGAAGGCCATTTTCGTAAGATTTACCGTCATAAGTAAGAACTTGTTTTCTGTTAGATCCTTTTTCATTATAGCTGACATGCACCCAGCCGCCTGCTGGATCATCTTTTTTGTAAAACTCGAGTATCAATTGATCAAAATCTACGTTATTTTGTAGCCAATAAGCAATCTTAATGTTTGGAACACCACCAATTTCAAAGTCAACCGCTTGGCCTTTTGCATGTTGCGACGTTTTTTTGCTGCCGATCGCCTCACACAGCGCCTCGCTGCGATATCCCGAGGTCACCGTAATTGGGCGGTCAAAATGGGCACGAACCGGTTCCAATATTTCATAACATACGTTCTCTAAATTTTTAATATCACCAGCTCCTGGAGAATTATCTATCCCCTTACGAGTGGCGGTCATTGACTTGGTCATCTCTTCAAGTTTGAAGTGTTTACTTAGTTGCATGATTATTATGTTCTCCCAGCAATAATTTTTTCTGATGGTGATAGTAGTGCCTGTTCTGTCCGTGTCAAGTTAGTAATTGGATCTTTTGCGCTTGCCATTTGTGCATTATTTACCACGGGTTGAGGTGTTTGTGGTAATGGTGGCGTTTTAATTTTAGCCTGTTCCCATTTTATAGTACCTGTAGGTTTATCTTCTTTTTTTGGTTTATTAAATAAGAATGGATCTACTTTTAAATTCCAATCTTGATTTAAAGCTTTACCCGACATCATTTGTCTCATTAAATCTATTTGTTCTAGTAAACGATCATCAATAGGATTTTTAAATTCTAATCCTTTTTCCATCTGATCTAATACTAAATTTTCAAATCCTTTTATAGCATTATCAGTTACAGCAAACGGAATAAATTCATTGTTCATTAATGATTGATAAATTTTTCTTTTTCCTCTTCGATCAAACAGTTCTTCAATTTTTTCATCGTTCCAACCTAATAATTTTAATGCATCTATTTTTCTTCTCATTGTACTCATACTTTCATACTTTTGTTGGTTAGCTAACATAAAAGATCTAATTAAATCATCTTGATTAACCGGATCTCCTGTTCTGTATTCTGTTTTTAAAAATAAATTTCTTTCATTTCTAGTATTTCCTAATAAAAATTCATTAATAAAAACGTTCATAGATTTTCTAAGATTTAAAGGTGCAGGTCTTCCTCCTATAAATCCTAATACTTCATCTGGTATTTCATATTGTATACCATCTAATGTTTTATCCATTACAGCTGAATAAAGTCTGTTAACCTGTTGAATAGAACCTGGTGAATATTTTTTAGATAAATACATAATAGTATCTTGAAGTTGATTTCCAAAAGTATCTCTTGGGTTAAAAACTTGTGAGCCACCTTCTGTTTCACCACCTCTTGCAAATATATCTAGTATACCTTCTACCCAAATTGCTGGAGCAATATAAGGTTCTACCATTCTTGCTGAAGCTTTTCCAAAACCATCAATTAGTTTAGGAATTAAAGCTTCGTGGTCCGTGTCTCTTCCTACTTCAGTAAGAATTGCTTGAGCCGGATTAATGATAGTGTCATAGAAATAAGCTCTACTAAAATCTATATATTTATATTGACCATCTACATAGACAGGTAAAATGGTAGAGTCTTCTGAGAACCATGGTAAAAATTCTCTTAAAGCATTCATTTTTTCTTTAGTAAATCCATATAGCTGTGAGAATCCCCACACTGCAAGAGGAGGTAAGGTTGCCCAAGCGGTAATCATTCCGCCCATTCTTTCCCAACCCATTCTTCTTAAAATTGGATCTTTAATTTCCGATCTAGCTTTAAGTAACATGTTAGTGCTACCCCTTATAATTTCTGAAGGCCAAGATACGAAATTAGATAAAGGTGCTCTTCTAAAACCTTGTACAAATTCTGATACGTAGTTATAGTTAGGCAACATATCTCTAACATTTTTAGTTGCCATCTTTAATATATCTACCGACTCTAAACTACCACCTGGTACATCTTTAATTTTAATTTTACCTGCTTTTAATGCATTAGAATAAGCTCTTCTTATACGATAAGATTCTGCCGCAAAGTTAAATATTTTCCAGACATCATCTTCTGCTACGTACAATTCTTGCATCTTTCTTCCAAATTTTTTAAAGTATTTAAGAAGTTTAGCATCCATAACTTTACCAACCTTGTCAAAGAATCCTGCTTTAGATGTGTCATCAATTAGACCCATTAAGTCTCTGTAAGTTGCACTGGCGTTAACCATTCCTTCGTCAAGTAAAAATCTATATAAAGATTGACCCCCTTCTTCTACAAATTCAGTGGCCGGTATTAATTTATTTGGGTCAGTAGTGTTAGCTCCTGGTCTAAATTTACCTGACATGGACGTATCGACAGCTACCTTTAATCCAGGTCTATTCTTTCCTAATATTTGTGGTTGAATAGATCTATAAGCTGTTCGCCATGCTTTAATTATTTCAGTAGGCGGGATAGCAATATTACCTGTTGCAATAGTTGTAACTGCTCCTGATGTAAAGTTTCTTGTGTGAGTAAAAGGACCGAAGACTGTTTTACCTGCTTGAACTAATCCTTTCGGAATCATTACTCCTATCTGATACCACATAGGCATATTCTTTCTTGATAAAGAAACTTCTGCTCCATATTTTAATCCATGTGCAATATTTTCTGTAGTCCACATTCCATTTAATGGAACAGTGTATACTTCTTCAGCTAAACTTTGAGGAAGTTTTAAAGGAGTGTTTATAATTTTTTCACCCGAGACTGCACTATTAAATGCTTTACTAGCTTTTAAAGGATCGTCATAAACTAAAGCGGGCTCTCCCATTTTTTCTAATCTTCTAGAGTCATCTGCAAGTTTATTATAAAATCTATCTCTAGCGGCAATTCCCGCAAGGTCCGTGGTTACATTGGCAATTACATTATTTGCTTGTTCATAACTACCAAACAATTTATTAAATGCTGCAAGATCTGATTTAGTTTGTATTAATCCACCTTCTTTATCTGGTTTAAATTTTCCTCCGCCTGTAATATTTTCAGATAAATTTTTAGTAATCATTTTCTTATCGGATAAAGGATCATAAGTTGGCCACTTAAACACAGGTTTAGCGGTCATAGGATCTAACTCTACGTTTTTAATAATAAGATTAACAATTTCATCAGCTTGATTTTTTGTTAATTTATGAAGTGTTTTACTATTAGATGCATTCTTCATAAAGATTTGAGCTACTTCTTTTTTAACGTCAGCAGATGGTGCATATTCGTTTAAAACTCTGACTCCTTTGTCATTAAAAATTCTATATTGAGTAGTTAAATTATTTCTTATTCTACTAGACATATGCTCTACAAACTCTGTTAAAGTTTTAGTAGTAACATTACCACCTTTAAAAATAGTGTTTAGAAATTCAGCCCAGCTTCCATTAACTTTTATAAGTTCATCGATTAAAGCAACTGCATCATCTGGTTTTACTTTTAAGTCTTTAGTTAAAGACTTCATCATTTTATTTAATGTTTCTTTTTTATAACCGGTTACTACAACTTTTCCATTTTTAACTCCTAAGTTACCACTTCTAATTGTGTTAACAATCCATGAAGATAATTCATCTGTCATTCCAGAAGCATTAGATGCCTTTTGAGTATACTTAGAAATTCTTTTGGTTACTTGATCTAAAGATTTTAAATAATCATTAGCTAATAATTGAGAAGACATTTCTTTTCCTGTCATTCTTTGACCTGCTTCAAATATTTCTGAGGGGTTTTGATTTCTTGCTCTAAATCTTTTAGCTAAATGTTTATCAATAAATCTTTCAGTCCATTTATTACTGTAAGCATTATATTTATCTCCATAATAAATAATCTTTCCTAGTTTACCTAACCCAAAGATAGCTGGAATAATCGGAAATCCCATTTCTCCTCCAAACTTTAGTTTATTATAAAGCATACGAGTTGCTTCTTCTTTAGAACCTCCTCTTTTTTTTCTATCTAAAGCTGTGTATTCTCCTTTATCAAAAAACCAATCTCCAAAAGTTCCAATATCTTCTGTGTCATAAACTAAAGCTCCGGCTACTCCACCACCTATAGCTACTGCAGTAAATTTTCTTGCTCCAGTTCCAATACTATTTAATCTCTTAGTTGTTTTAGCAGCTTCATATAAGTTTCCATTTTTGGCAGTTCTTACATACTTACCACTTTTAACTCCTTTAATAGCTTTAGTAGCCATTTGAATAGCTTTATCAGTAACATTTACAGCATTTTTTCCCACTGCTTTCCAGTTTCCGTACATTTGAACCATAGCTTCTGTGATGTGTCCAATAGCACTTTCTCTTGCTCTGTCTTCTCCCCACGCCATAACAGTACCAAACATCGTATTGTCAAACCATCTTTCTAATTTAGCAACTCGACTTTGATCAAAAGGTACATCCTCTTTATCTGCCCAGTCCATTAACATTGCACTTAAGTTCGCCCATCCATAAGGAATTTTTATTCCCCCTGATACTACGGCTCCTAAAATAGATTCAGAAATACCTACTTCATTTTCAAAAGGATCATCTGCTCTTCCTGAGCTTTCCCATTTTATTTTTGGTTTTAAATCTTCTGGTTGTGATTTAGTGCTGGCTAGAACAATTTGATTTGAATAATGATCTTCTGATTTATCAGTCTCTCCATATTCCTGTCCTACAGTTTTATATTTTTTACTTAATAATCTTTTTTGATTTTCATTTAAATCTTCTGGCCATATGGTATCTAAAGTTTTCCAATCCATGGTAACACCTTCGAAAAGGCCTTCCATTTTTTTAAATTCACCTCGATAGTATTCTTTATTTTCTGCGTCAGTATAGTCTCTAGGATCTCTATAGTTCGGATCTACAGATTTTTTAGCATCATAGTATGCATCTTCACCATGATTTTTTAAAAATCTAAATTCACGAATGGCTCTAGTAGCAGAGTCTAAACCGTCTTTTAAATTACTATTTCTTCTTAAACTATTTTCTTTATCAATACGTTTTTGATCTTCCAACTGTTGTTTCTTAACAGCATCATTTTCTTTTTCTTGCTCTAGTTTTTTTTGCTCTTCGACAAGTTTTCTAGGGTCAAATCCAAATACCATGGTACCTCCTACTCTTTATCAGGATCCGGTACTAATTCAAAAAATGCATCTGTTTCTGTAATTCTAATTCTATATAGATTACCTGTTTTATAATCATATGTAAGACCACCATTATCCATTTTCCAGAATGGAATCATTTCATCTTTTATTTTGTACATAGTAATTTGACCTTCGTCATTTGTTACAGGTTTAGCACTGATATCTATGTCTCCTGCCGTTGGACTATGATTTATCCAACTGTTTCTTCCAGTTACAATTTGAGCTTGTATAGATTCAGGATATAGACTCTGTGATATCTTATGTTTATGTTCAGCAACTTTTCTAATTACTTCACCTGGAGGTTTTCTAATACTGTCAGCTAATATATTGACTTGCATGTCTATTTCATTTTGATATTTTTCTTCAGGTCTTACATGTCCTGACTTACTAAATTCAAATGTTTCCCACACTTCTTTGTAAGCTCTATCATTATAATCGCTATCAGATTCACCCTCTAAAGGTTTATGAGAATTTTTCCATAGATCAACTTTTCTATCTATCTCACTTAAAGTTTTATCATCAAACAAATCAGAAGCTAAATCCCCTATTAATTTTCTTCGGTCTGCTCCTTGTTGATACTCCATAGCTTTCTCTGTCATTCTTGTTTTTCGCATTCTGTCAAAAGGTTCTCTTGCTGACATAGCTGCAGTTTGAATTATGTTTCCTTGCGGACTTCTGCTTGCTAAATCTAAACCAAAATCAATTAAAAAATCTGAACCTGCTGTACTTTTAGGAAGTTCTGGTTCAGGTGCATACGAATCCATAAGTGATAAAATTTTTTGAAGTTTAGCTGGACCTCCACTATTATATCCAGATCTTAATCCAGATGTAATACCTTCATTGGAGCTTCCTCCAGTTCTAAACATAGGTCTGTAAAATATTCTACTCATTAGTTTTTAAAAGCTTGATATGCTCCTAGTCCTGTTGATAAAATACCTAACGCACTCTGCAACGGTGTCGGGTCAGGTCTTATTGTTGTTTGATATTGGCCGCCCATTCCTCCTAGAATATTTCCAAGTCCTGCTCCCATATATCCTAGTCTTTCATAAGGATCATAAGCTGCCATTCTATTTGCTTCTCTTTGTGCATCTAGGGTAGCTTGAGTCTGAGCCTGTTGGATCGCGCCCGCTGATCCTAATCTAGAAATATCTTGACCATATAATCCTGGTACAAAGCCAGCCATTTGCATTTGATCTGCTCCTAACTGTCTTGCTTGACCGAATGCTGTTCCTCTTGCTTGTTGAGCTTGGCCAAAACCTTGTTGTAACATTTGAGCATTTAACATTGCTCTATTTAAATCTGATTGTGTTTGATATTCTGATCTCATTACACCTTCACGTCCTCCACCTAAGTTTCCAGACTTAGCTGCAAGAGTTCCAATTCCAGTCATACCTTTTTGTGCTTGCTTATCGTATTCTGCTAATGTTGTATTTATAACTTGTTGTTGATAAGGAGACATATAAGAAGCAATTGATCCTACTCCAGTTCCTGCTCCCGGTCCCGTTAACCCTGCAGCTTGTTGTTGATATGCTCCAGCTTGTGTTATGTACGGTTGATAAGCTCCAATACCTTGGCCTTGTGTTGTAGCCATTTGATATGCTGCTTGTTGAGCTGGATCTTGACCTGCAACCGTTGGCGCATAGGTTGCCGTTGGCATTTTCTTGGCAGTTAATGCCGTTAAATCTTTTCCGTACTGTTCACCTAGGGCCTCAATATAGGGGGCCTGTCTAGTTATCGATGTTTCTGTTGCCATTATACTTTTCCACCTTTTCTTAATTTAATTGGAGACATCCATTTATGTCCTTTTTGTTCAAATTTATCTTTTTTACTTTTTTGTTCTTTTATTATCTTTTTTTTCTGAGTTTTAGGTATTATTTTATTTGGTGTTTTACTAATCGTTTTTTTAAATTTTTTAAATGTTAAATTTGTTAACTTTTTACTAGCCCCACCAGTGTGGCCTGCTTCAGTTAAACGAGCGGCTAATGGATCAATCTGTTTTACAGATAGACCTTCTTTAAAACCTACACGTGTAAGTTTATTTCCTCTTAATGCTTTGTCTCCCATTACACTACCGCGCTTAGCCTTTCCGAAACTTCAAACATATCTTGAGCTCCTTGATTTTTTTTACCTTTTACTTCTAATGTTTCCATAAGATCTTCCATACGTTCTGCACCTTGATCTATATTTCCATCACCCATACCACGAACTGCATCCGCTGTCATTACAAATTCGTTAAGGCTTAATCTTGCTGGAACGTCATCAGCTTTTTCTTCTTTACCAATAGGAACAAACCCACCAGTTTCTCTGTAATCTTTTTCTACACCACCAAGGTCCATGATTCCTGCTTCTTGAGTGGGTCCACCTTCAGCCATGTACATTTGACCTACGTCTCCTTGACGATATAAATCTGCTTGTTTCATTACTTCTGTAATGCCACCTAATCTATCTTGCATCGCTGTTTTTCTAGCATCTTCCATTGAGTTTTCTGATGGAATAGATTGACCACCTGCATAGTATCCTGCTCTTCCACCACTTGCCATACCGGCTATAGCTTGAGCTCTAAATTCTTCAAAAGACATAGGTTGTAATCCCATTTCTTCCATTTCAAATACATACTTTTTATATTCATCTACTAACATTGGATCTTCTGATCCACCACCAGCATAACCTATTCTTCCACCATCTTTAATTCCTTGATAAACAAATTGATTTGGATCTAAACTACCAGCTAAAGCACCTCTTTTAATTCTCATAAGTTCATTCATGTATGCATTCTTAGCTCCCTCATAATCGAAAGCTTTGTCTTGATCGTCATCTTCTTGACCACCCATGAAGAAAGGTAGAGTTGAAGCTGCAGCGATTCCTGTCCATGGATTTATTTTTTTGTACCATGGCAAAGCTTTAAATGCTGTTTCTGTCATGTCCCAACTTTTGGGTGCTTTGCTTCTAAGGAATAAAGCTCCTAAATTTTGTTTAGCATTACCCAAAGCAAATCTTCCTAATCCTGTTCCTGTTCCACTAGGCATAAAGGATCCTATTCCAGTTCCTAAACCATACATTAAAGCAGCTTTACCAATAGGACTCTTAATAACTTTTTTCGCAGCTCTTCCTATCTTCTTAACTAATTTACCTAAGAAATATCTTTGTCTGATTGGTCCACCTTCTGCCATGTACATAGTTCTTGGGTCGACTCCATATTTTTGTCCCCATGCTATGTTAGCAGCTGTTGGATTAGCTCCAACATAATAAGGAGAAAGTGCCTGTGCTGTTCCAGTATTCAATGATTTTTGAAAAGGGGATTCAGTTTCTACAACTTTTTCAGCAACAGTAGTGCCGCCTCCGCCGCCACCTTGTGCCGCTTGCCATGCTGCGTAACTAGGATAACCTAGTTGCATCCATAAAGGTTGATCGCCATCGCCCCCTGTAGTTGGTGTTTTAAATCTATCTCTAAAATCTGTGTATTCTTTGTGTGAAGCTCCTCTGTTAGCCATGTCAACATAAGTTCTAGCTGCATCTAAAGTATTTTGTGCTGTCACTTGTGTGTCTTTTCTAGTTGAATTTAAAAGAGAATTTAACAGACCGTAAGAAGTAGTAGGATTCACTGTGTATTTATTTGGTCTAGATGATTCTATACTAGTTCCAATATTACTTCTTAAGTTTGCTTTTCCTTTGTCTAACTCACTAAAATCATAACCATAGCTTGGATTTTTTGATACCAAGCCAGCAATCTCTTCTGCTGATAAACCATAATCATCCATCGGATCAACGTATTGTTCTATTCTTCCATACATATCCAAAGCAGATTTGTTTATTGCTTTTTTTGTTTGAGCATCGTGCCATTTTTTATAAGAAAATTTTTCTTTTTTCTTTTTGGTATCTTTTTTAATACGTTCTTTGTGTCTTTTTTTCCTTGCTTTAGCTTCAGCTCTTTTTGCATCTTCGGCAGCTTTTTTTAAATCTGGTCGTGATTGAAAAACTCTGCGCGCATCAGCGTCAGAAATTTGTTGTCCATCACCTCCACGATCTACCTCAGTTGGAGTATAGGTTCCCATACTAGTTTTTTTTCCACCAATTGTATCACCCATATGACCTTCGTCAGCTCCATAATATCCTGGTCTAGAACCATCTGGCTTATTTTTAACTAGCTGTGATATCCCACCACTATTTTTTTCAATTCTACTTCCATAGGTATCCGTCCAGTCTCTTGCAATCTCTGGCTCGTTAGCCCATAAATATCTTCTTTGTTTTTCTGATTTGAATGGCATTATTCTCCTCTACTATCAATCATGTCGAGAGCAATAGTATAAATTTCTATTTGTTTGTCTTGAGAAAGATCATAAAAGTCTTTTCCATATTCTTCCTGTGCTAAATCTTCAGCTAGCATTTGAGCTTTCCAACCCCTGTCTCCACCACCTGCCATCTTCATAGTTTCATCTAACGTTTCAATTCCTTGTGGAGTATCTATTGTTTCTCTCATACTTAATTCTTCCATGTCACCACCGAATCTTGCAGGAATTCTACCAGGTCCTTGTTCCATGTTCCGTGGTCCAAGGCTCCCGATGCCTCCTTGTTCTTGCATCTCATCTTGTTGTGCTTGTTGTAGTATTTGTTTCCAAACGCCACTTCTAAAAAATTCATCAAAATTAGAAAACTGACCTTTTTCCTCTGGACCCATAGCATCCCATACTTGTTTAGCTATCATCATTTCTTCTTGTGATTGTGCTGGTGGTCTTGGCCCTTCTTTACCTTCGTACTTAATAGAAGGTGCTCCTGTTTCTAATTGTTCTGAAATATTAATATCTGTTATTGCCATAATTTTGTCTTATTTCCTAGGGTTTATTATACTACTGTGTTTTTCCAAACAAATCAAGGCTTGGCATAATTACTTTTACGTCTCTTCGAATGTCCTTTTCCTCAACTCCTTTGGCTTTCCATTCCTCTTCATTTTTATATACTTCCCCGGTTTTAAGGTTAGAAATAGTAGTTATTATTTCTTCTGGTTCTATTACTCTCATTATGTTGTTACCTCTTTTTTAATGTTTAGATAGCTTACACCAAATGTAAAAGCGTCTGCACTACCTGCTTTAATTGTAAGGGTATTTCCACCCTCAACTATTAACGGTTGAGTCAATAATTCTTTACTTTCATTAGCTGTTAATGCTGCTGATTGAATAACCACAATACCATCGTTTGTCACAGTAGGTGCAGGAGTTCCTGCAGATTTAACAATGATAGACTTAATAAGATAAGTCTCAGTTACCAAAGGATTACCACTTCCAAAAGGATTTTTTTCTGTGTTATCTGTATTAGCATTTAATCCTGCAAATTTATATATATTTACTACTGCCATTAATCTAAAAAGAAACTTCTAGCTTCTATCTCCTGTTTTAATTCTTCTTGAAAAGTTGAGTTTAATTTCTCTAACACGGCGTCTAAGTCTCGCACAAGTGATTGAGCTACATCTTGCCTATAATCTTCACTAGCTCTAGTTAATGTTTGTACTATCTTTGCCATTATCTTCTTCCTCCTGCATGTACATCTAATCTAAAAGTTCCTAATTTCCAATTGGAATCTACTGCTGTATTTGCTATCTTAACAGCAACAGCTCTACCTCTAGCTCTACAAGATTTATATTGAGTAGAAGATGTAATGGTAAACGGTCCTAATGTTGAACTAGCTGCTGTGTCATTTGGAAAATTTCTAAGGTTTAATGTAACAGTTGTGTTTCCTGATTGGGTTATAAAGTCTGGTAAAAATCTACTGACTCTCATCATAAATTCTCCGTCTCCTCTAAACGTAATTCCTTGTCTTTGATCTTGAGTAATGTCAAAATCTCCTGAAGTAATGTTAGCTGGAATAGCAGTGGTTGTTCCACCCTTAACTTGATTGATGCCAGTCTCATGCTCATAGTAAGTTGAAACTCCATCTGTATTTCCTACGGTATCACAGGTATCCGTATCTGCATCATAAGATGTAGCATGAGGTAAACCAAAGATAGCTGAGTCCACCCAAGTTGTTCTAGGAAAAAGAGAATTAGCGTTTGTATACCATATAGGTCTATTAATAGTAGAATCTAAATAACTATATACAACACATCTATCTATTACATTAGAACCTGATGTAGGATAAAACCACATTACTTCTCCAAACAAGTTATTTAATCCACAGTAAATCATTTGATTAGAAGTTTTATTAAGATCATCATAAACATAATCTTCTACCAAACAGTCCATTGATTCTAGTTTACCAGTAAATCTAAAGAAACCATTTTCAGACATCCAATAAGCAGAACCATCCACTTCCGCCGCTGCATTTTTTCCAATTAAACCACAGTTGGTACCTACTTGCTCATAAGCGAAAGTAAAAGGTTGACCTACAAAACGCATGGTAAATAATGAGGTATCTGTCCATACGTAAATAGTATTTCTACCTAGTTTTGCACCCATGATCCGTGATCCGGCAGCCAGTCTTTGTGTGCCAGCGGTATTGATTGCAGTAGGTGTCCAAGTGTTGATATCCTCTTGAGAAGAGAATCTTATAAACATGTCATCTTGTGTTGTAGTATCACCAATTGTTGTTTCAGTTCCAAATAAAACTAAGTGACGATCGGGTGTTGAAACTAACATATCACGAGACGCGGTTGGTGCACCACTAACAATAGTTGCTCTGGTAGAAGTAGCAGTAGTTAAATCTGCGTCCCATTCAAAAACAGGACCATTAAAAATTAAAGCTAATAAATTACTTCCTAAATTATCCAAGGACCATAGTCCAGGTTCAGCAACTTTGTCAGTTGTCGAAGAGGCTTGTCCCCATCCACTATAGTCAGTAATATTTGTAATGGTTGCTCCATCTGAGTGAAGAGCAGCTGTTGTTCCATTAACTCCTCGAGCTACTCCAGTTAATACATTTGAACTAATTCCAGTATAAGTAAGATCCTCTGTGCCTATTCTTATTGTACTAGTTCCACTGGTAGGAAAACCTAATGAACTAGTTAATGTAATACCAGTCGTTGCAGCAGCATCGGTGATGGCTCCATTTAAAGTTGTCGTTTGAGGAGCGGTTACTGTTCCACTCCATTGAGATATACCCCATCCAAAAACTCCCACCTGTTCAGCCGGTCCTACAGGATAATACCATTTAACAGAAAGATCTCCATCCGTAGCGGTTCCACTAGCATTAGAGGCCATAGTAATTGTAACTGAAGTAGTGTTTACAACCTCAGTTATCATAAAAGTTTTATTGTCAAAATCAGATGCAGAATAACCTGAACCCGTTGGTGGTGTAACATTTTCAAGATATAAAATATCTCCTGCCGTCATTCCATCTGTAGAGGATAAAGTAATTGTAAGAATAGCAGAGCCTGAAGTAGATGCGAGCTTATCTGTTAAGGCTCCGAAATCAGTTTTAATAGGGTGTATGTCATAATGGGCTTCCCCAGTATAAGCATATAAAATTCTATTGGTTCCAATAATGGAATATTTAATTCCATTTTTGTTGACCATTTGATGAATAGCTCGAGCCGAGCCTGTTAAAGCTGTGTCTCCTAGCTGTGACCATCCTCCTATTTTTTCAGGAGTACCATATCTAAAACGTACATTTTCCCCCTCTGTCCATTGAGCTTCTGCTCCTGTAGGGGTAATCTGTTTATTAAATCCTGGTAGAAAACCTATTTTTTGTAGCATAAAAATCCTTTTTTATAACTATAGCAGATTTTAGGGATAATCAATAGATTTAAGCAAGGGGAATCTGTGGTGGAGTTTCCCCCTGCAAGCTTAATGTATAAACTATTTTTTAGGTAATGTAAAGCCTTTATACCACGCAGGAAGTCCTAGAAATGGACGTTTATCAAATTCATTTTCTTTAGCTACTTTAGAACCTTTTTTATTATAATGTAAAAATACTTGTCCACAGTCTTTACCAGTAAATTCTTCTCTCCAGTGTTCAAGTTCACAGCCAGAGTATATAAGCATATCTCCTGGTTTTAAATCTACTTTAATACCTGCTTGACCTGTCTTAGTTGTAGGATCAAGATAAATTGGCCAATCATCTCCTCCTAGATTTAAAGTAGTAGATATTTCACAAGAATATCTATCTTTATGTCTAGCAAGCACATCTCCTTTTTTATAAATTCTTGCATAGGAATATGTAGGACTTAATTTAAGTGAGGTATGTTTTTCCATAACAGGTTGAACTTTTTGTAATAAAGTTTCCATGACTAAATCTGCGTAATGAGAATAAGTATTAGGAACTTGGTCATCATTCCATACACCCCAGTACTCAGTAAAAGGGGATATATATTTTTGATCAAATAAAAATCTTGCTGCCTTTCTTTTATTTAAGAAATAAGCAAAACAAAAATCAGCCATTTCTCTATTAATAGCTCCTTTTAACACTGTATATTTATTTTTTTTGAACGACATTTTTTGTCTCCTTTCTTTTATTTTCTATGATTTGTTCTACAAAATCATTAGAATATTTTCTAGGGTGGTGACCCAATAAATTTTGAACGTATGCTACTTGTGAAGCACATGTATTTTTTAAATGAGTAAGTTGAATCATTTTATTTTTGGACATTTAATACTCCTTTCGGTATAGCTTGACAGTTCCAATGAATAAACCTAAATGGTTCATACCCCATATCTACTATATATTGATGAGGCATGTAAGAGGGGAAAAAAATCATTCTTCCTGGTTTTACTTCATAATTAATTTGATGACTAGCATAAGTTACTTTTGTTTTATCTTTTTCGGGTAAAAGATTCATTATATTCCCTGCTCTAGGGTCTTCAAATAAAGGTCGTGATGTTTTTTCACTGCATTTTAAAAAATAAAAACCGGATATATGACCATTCCAATGTGTGTGTAATGTATGATGACCTCCTCCTTTTTTAGCAAATTCTTGTACCCACATTTCTGTAATAAATACTTGATAATTAGTTAAGTCAAAACCCATTTCTAATAATAAATTATTTGCGGTTGCCCCTATATAATTTGTAAGTTCTAAAAAATTAGGATCTCCCACTAAAGTAGTTGAATGAAATACGTTACCCATATCTCCTTTATCTCCAAATTTTTTATTTCTTTTATCTATATCTTTTTTTAAATTATTTTTAGCTACTTCAATATATTTATCTGAAGCTCTATTTAAATCATCTACAAATGCAGGTTCATCAGCAAACCATACAGGACATTTAAAAAGGTCTTCTCTATTTAATTGTTGTGGAAATGATTTTGCACTTCCACAGGATATCTTATCCAATTCTTTTTGAGTTTTTACTTTTCTTGCTTTTTTTTGTTTCTTTTTCATTTATATGGCCACCCTAAATTCCAGATTACTAAACTATGTCTTGATCCTTTTTTAACTGGACATACTCTATGCCAAACAAATCCAGGGAACACCACTAAAGATCCTTTAGGGAGTACCTCTTTACATTTTCTAATGTTTGGTTTTTTATCTGGATCTAAATTTCTAAAATCAAATTCTAATTCGCCTCCCGTATAATCTTTACCTCCTTCTGATAAAGACACAGTTACCGATAATTTTCTAATTTTACCATGAGTAGGAGTATTAGGAGCATGATAAGATTTATCCCAACCATCACAATGCCAATCATAGTATTGGCCTTTATTATATTTTGTAAATTGACAAGACTCAGAAAAATCCCATTGAAAATTCCAACCTGCAGATGTATTAGCTTGATGGACATAAGGTTGTATTTCTTTATATATCCATCTATCGTTCATCCATACAATATCTGAATCTCTTTTCTTTTTTAAATCTTTAAGTTGTTTTTGATTTAATCTTTTAGGATCACCATACCCACCTGTAGTGGCTAATTGATCTTGTAAAGATTTTCCATACTTAACAATATCATCACAAATTCTGTGAGGAATTGCTGATTGAAAATACCAAAAATAGTTTGTTAAATTCATAAGCTTTCGTATATTAGTTTATACTTTAAATATATTATAATGTAAAGTATAATACAAAGCATTGATCTGGATCAATTATGAAACTGTCAATTATTGATATTTATATCTAAGAATAACAACACCTGGACCACCTGCTGCACATGCACCACCACCACCTCCAGTGTTTGTTCCTCCAGCTACTCCACTTGCTCCACCACCAAAACCTACAGGAGGTCCAGCTGGACCACCACAACCATTTCCATTTCCTCCACCTGCTCTTCCAACAGGACTTGCTGTAATACAAGAAGTTGCACCTGCTCCACCTTTTCCAGAACCAGGAGCGCCACCTGTAGCACCAGCCGCAGTTGCACCACCTCCACCACCAGCTGAGAAATATCCCCCTGGGTGAACACCACCACCACCAGGAAAACCTTGATCTGGTGTTGTATTAGGTGTATCTCCAGCTCCACCGGCTCCTGGTCCTGTCGGTGGTGCTGGCGCAGCTCCTCCACCTCCGGATCCACCGGCAGCTCCATTATAAATTGGTGTACCTGCACCACCACAAAATGTTCCACCACCTCCACCACCTGCTGATGTAATTGTACTAAATGTTGAAAGAGAACCATTTTTAGAGGAAGAAGTTCCGGGTCCATTTGGTCCACCACCACCAACAGTTATAGCATAAGTTTGTTTAGAAACTGCTAATGCAGCAACACATGCTCCTAAAGGTGATCTTGTATAACAACCAGAAGCTACACCAGAAGATTCTCTATATCCACCAGCTCCACCACCACCTGAGCTACTTGCATGTCCACCGCCTCCACCACCACCTACTACTAAGTAATCAACTGTTGTTGAACCAGCAGGAGTTCCTGCTGCAGAAACTATAAAGTCAGCTGAAGCTAAAAATGTATGAATTTTGTAATCCCCTGAATAACTTATACATCCACCTGTAGCAGTTACAAAATTAGGTGGGGTTTCTGGCCATGTCCCTGCTGATTGATTTTGAAATTGAGAGTCCATTGACCACATACCACTTGCTTTGTTTAATTCTTTTACGATAACTATTCCTGAACCACCTGCAGCACCAAGACAATAGTTTCCTGAATAGCCGCTTGCACCACCACCGCCGCCTCCAGTATTTACAGTTCCAGCTACAGCACAAGAAACATTATTTGCTCCTCCTGCTCCACCGCCGCCTGGTCCACCCACTGCTGCAGTTCCACAATTCCAAGCTCCACCTCCGCCACCACCTGCATAAAGTGTACAATTTATTGGACTTGTTGCTCCAGCACCTCCAGCTCCCCCTGTTGATTGGGAAGGATTATTTGCTCCGACTGCTCCGGCACCTCCACCGCCTGCGCCTGCTGCGTCATTTGTTGCTGGTTGTGATTGATCGCCTCCGTCATTTCCTTGACAGGCCACACCTGTTCCACCACACCCACTATTAGAAGTTCCACCTCCGCCAGACCCACCTGGTTTTCCGTCAGCAATACCTGGACTAGCTCCATCACTTGCTCCACCACCACCTCCACAAGATGTAACACAAAATCCAGTTGAATTAGTTCCAGTAGTGCCTTGTGCACCTGGAGTACCTTCGCAAGTTGCTCCACCTTTAGCTCCTCCTCCACCTACTGTGACAGGATAGGCTGTTGATCCACAAACTGAAAGATTAGTGCCCGACTGCATTCCGCCTGCTCCGCCGCCACCTGAATAATATCGTCCGCCACCACCCCCGCCACCAGCGACTATTGAATAATCAATAACTCTAGTTCCTGATTGTGTTGTAAAACAACCTGTAGCTGTGATTGATGTAACAGTATCTTTACCGAAAGAAGTTTTATTACTTGCTCCGATTATGCCGCCGTTTGTTGATCCTACTGGCTGTGCCATTTGAGTCTCCTTATGCGGATACCCAAGCTAATGTTGATGCATCCCAATTGAAATTATTGACTGGATCTGAATTATCCGTTGCAGTCCATCTTAGATTGTCTTCGTCCCACGTTATATTTTTATCTGTAGTATCAGTTGGATATGTGACTGGTGCTTGCCAATCATCATTACCATCTAAAGACCAAGATGCAAAAGGTTGAGGACTTAAAAATTTATCTTTTGCAGCGTCATATACATAACCTTTACCGCAATATTGTTTTCTAAAATTATGATTGTAAGAAGTTTGTTTCCAAGTTCCACCTTTAAAAAAATTAACGCACCATGTTTCTCCATCAACATGCATGTCATTATCTCCTAAAGGACCTGCTGCTGTAGAAACATCATTGCCTACAACGACAACTTTTTGTACTACTTGATGTGAATCTGACGTAAATCCAGTAGGATCTGTCATTGATTTTAGTTCTGCGAAATGTGCCATATTTATACTCCTTAAAAGTTATTTTATATTAAAATTTTAACTTATTGTCAACTTGCCTATATTAAATGATATTACAGTTTTTTTACCTTTTTTCTTGGTTCCTGTATTATGATTTAAATTGCTTTTAAATATCAATAATTGACTTTTTTTGCAAGGATATTGTATGTACCTATTGGAAAGATAGGTAGGATTAGAGGGAGGTAAGGTCATATCATCTTCTCTATAAAAGTATATATGGTCTAATGGGTCAGATTCTACATAAAAAGCTCCTGAGACAAAGGACCCAGGATGGATATGTTTAGCTAGATTATCATTCTTAAAACTTAAATTAAACCAAGAACTTTCGACAAAACATTGATTAAGAAAGGCTTGATCATACCCTAATTCTTTAAGAAATACTTTAGAATGATTCAAAAACTCATTCAATAAAGGTTTAAAAAAATCATCTTTAACTAAATCATAGACATTATGTGATGTGTCTACATTTAAAATTTCGTTTCTATTTAATTTATATTGTTTAGCTATTTTAGAAATGTGTTTTTTAATAGATTTTAAATCTACATTTAAAGAAGTTTTATATAGAGGAACAGGAAAAAGACTGTCTATTTCTTTCATTAGGACTTTTTACTATACTATAATGTTATAGTTCCGTCTACCGTAAATGTAGCTACTTTACAACCACCTGCGGGTGCCGGCAAAGTTGTTATTGTATTAGTTCCCGGAGCGGCTGCTAAACATGCTGGCGCACAAGCTGCTGCAATTCTAAGAATAACAATTCCTGAACCTCCATTACCTCCACCTGAGTTAGGTGTTCCACCACCTCCTCCACCACCACCAGTATTAACTGATCCTGCTGTACCTGCTCCACCACTTGAATTACCGGCTCCACCACCGCCAGCTCCACCAGAACCTGCACCAGATCCACCTGGTTCAAGCCCACCTCCACCACCACCTGCGTAAGTGACTGAAGCTCCTGATATTGAGTTTGCTGTTCCTGCTCCACCAGCACCACCAGCATTAGACGGACTTGGTCCACTTCCTGGTGTAGTTGCATTTGCTCCTGCACATGAAGCTCCACCACCTCCACCACCACCTGATGGTGGAAAGTCAACTCCCAGTCCTCCTGGATTTCCTTGTGGAGGACTTACAGGAGGAGTATTACCTGCTCCTTTGTAAGATGCATCCGTTCTCATATCTGAAACACCACCACCTGATCCTCCTGGATGACCTGCTCCTGCTCCTGCTGTAGGAGAATCAGTTGGTCCAGGTGTTCCGCCTCCACCACCACCAGTTGATGTAATCATTCCTACATATGAAGGCTCTCCACTTGCACATGCAACTGGTCCTCCTGAAGGAGCTGGAGTTGCCGTTCCACCGGCTCCTACCTGAACCGTATTAGATCCCGGACTTAAATATAATTTTGTTCCACCTGGAAAAGATGTTCTGAATCCACCAGCTCCACCTCCACCACCTTTATGTCTACCACCAGCTCCACCAGCACCAACTACTAGATAATCGAATGCTATAAATGGATTGGTTGTACCTAAATTTATGTTTGTTGATGCTTTAAATGTTCCTATATAATTTGTTCCGTCATATGCTACAGGGGCACATGCACTACATGTTGTGAAAGGAGTAGTTGTTTTTACAACTACAATTCCTGATCCACCTGCTCCACTTGCTCCAGCAGGACCTGGACTACCAGCAGGACCTGATCCACCTCCACCTCCTCCAGTGTTATTTGTACCATTTGTTGCTGAGCAACAACCTCCAGCTCCACCGCCGCCAGCTCCACCAGCTCCAGCAGATCCTGTAGGTATGTCTGAACCTCCACCACCACCTGCGTATGTTACGTCAGAGCCTGTAATTGTATTTGGAGCTCCAGCACCTCCTGCTCCTGAATTATTATCTCCGTTTGATCCTTTTTCTCCAACAGCAGTAGCTCCACCACCTCCTCCAGCGGCGTTATCATAAGTTGGGCCAGGTGTAGGAGAAGTTCCACCATCAAAACCTTGAGGTGGAGCTGTAGGGGGCGTATTACCTGAACCTCCAGCTGTGCTTCTTGCACCTCCACCAGCTCCGCCACCTGAACCTCCAGGTCCACCAACACCAGCTGGGTTTCCTGCACTACCATAACCACCACCTGCTGATGTGATAGTTGAAAAAATTGAATTAGTTCCTGCATTACCATTATTATGAGTTCCTGAACCAGGATTTCCTCCTGCCGCAGCGCCTCCAGCTCCAACTGTAATTGGATAAGTTCCCCATTTTGTAGATATAGAGCATCCTTGTAATGGACTTGGTCCATACCCTGATGCACGATAACCTCCAGCTCCACCACCACCTGCTCCATTATATTGTGCTGCACCACCAGACCCACCACCAGCGACTACCATGTAATCTTGAGTTGCGAAATTATAAACCCAATCTGAATTTTTTACATAAGAATATACGGTGTTCATTTGCCAAACACCTGGTGCACTGCCACACGCTGCACAGCCGTTAGTTACAGTATTAGGGGGTCCGATTATTCCGCCATTGCCAGCCATAATTTAAACCTCCTAAGCGTCGTCTAAGACTTCATATGATATGAATAGTTCTAAATCAGATGCAGCACTCGCTCCACCTTTGAGAATATCACCTTCCATTAAATAAATGGGAGTGTCAGATACTACTAAAGATGCATCTGCGGGCACTGAAATTGTTTTTGCTAAATATGTTGTGGCTGATGCACCTGTTGGTGTTAGACCATTTGCAGCTGCTGTACCCATACCGTCAACATATAAATTTAAATCTGCTGCATTTGTTCCATCAACATTTGAACATACTATTCTATTAATTTTTAATAGTTTTTCTGCATCAACTGTTAATAAAGTTGTTGTTAAAGTGTTGGTTAAAGCCCAACCATAATTACCACCATAAATACTTGTAACTGATACTATATTTGGATTTGCCATAATTTAATTCCTTTTGTTTTTTATCCGAAAATCATTGCCATTGCAATAGCTTTCCCTGTTGATATACCAAAAGTTGAGGTTGCTGTCCACTGAGTATTTCCAGACCCATCTGAAGTAGTTAAAGCATAATCTGCTGCTGCTCCCACTGCTGCGGGTAAAGTAAGAGTATAAGAACCACTAACTGTTGTAGGGACATCTACAGTAACAGCTGCTGAGTTATCAGCGTCATTGAATACAAGAGCATTATTATTAACTAAAGTTATCTCTGAAGATGTAGCTAATACATCCACCATATCAGGATTAGTGCCATCATTAGCAGTGGCATAAATAATTTTAGTTCCTTTATCTGTAGCAGACCATTGTACCGTGGATCCTGAACCTGAAACATATTTAAATGTGACTGTGTATGCACCTGATGAGTTATTTTTAATTATATACCAATCTTGAACATCTAGAGGAATTGTTACCGTAGTAGCTTCCGCAATTGTTCCTGTAAATTCTATAGTTCTGTGTGCAAGAGTTGCACCAGTTGATCCGTCTGAAACAGATAAAGTAGTAGGAGTTGATGTTATAGCTTGTGTAGTATAACCACCTGCAATTTGTTCTATAATTTCTAAGTTTGTATTAGTTTTTGTTCCCCATGTACCGGCGTTTTCACCAGTAGCCATTTTTTCAACACCTAAAGGTGTGTACGTTGAAGCCATAATTTATCTCCTGCTTAATTCTTCATTTTTATTTTGTTTTATACATAATGTCAACATTATATATTATTATGGTGGTGTAACTTTACTCCAACTACCACCTTGTGTAGCTGTTTTTTTACTCCAACTTCCGCCTTGTGTAGCCGTTTTTTTACTCCAGCTACCGCCTTGTGTAGCTGTTTTTTTACTCCAGCTACCGCCTTGTGTAGCTGTTTTTTTACTCCAACTTCCATCTTGTGTAGGAGTATATTTTTCCCAGGCTATTGGACCACCAATTTGACCTAAAGTAGTTGTTGCAGATTGTCCTGTTAATCCCATAACTTGATCTGCTGGTGTAATTGCACCTACAGAAGAAGTTGCTCCTACTCCAGTGATAGGGTATTTAGATTCACATATAACACTACCTACACCAGTGCTTGCAGATACACCTGTTATTCCTGTTACAGTAGCTGGAGAAAGCTCTCCAACTGATGCTGTAGCCCCTAAACCTGTTAAACTTACATCTTCATTTGGAACAACAACTGTACCTAAAGAAGAAGTAGCATTTACTCCTGATGGAGCAACTACTACTCCTGATTCAATAACAAATTCTCCAACAGAAGAAGTTGCACCTTGGCCTGTTAATGGAACACCTACGTTTGGTATTACTACTTCTCCAGTTGAAGAGGTAGCTTCTAAACCTGTTAATCCCATTACTTGATCTACTGGTGTAATTGCACCTACAGAAGAAGTTGCACTTTGACCTGTTAAGCCCATCACTTGATTTGCTGGTGTGATAGCACCTACAGAAGCAGTTGCGCCTTGACCTGTTAAAGATAAACTAACCGAAACATCAATAGTTGGTGTTCCTAAAGAAGAAGTAGCACCTAAACCTGTTAAAGAAAGTGAAACAGATGTAATAGCTGATAACGAACCATTTGCAGAAGTTGCACTTAGCCCCGTTGGAAGAACGGTAACATTATATGTACCACCCCAAACTTGAGATCCCCATGTATCACGACCCCAACCTGTATCGTAGTAATCAGCATCACCCCAATCAGCTTGGCCCCATGCCGGGTGACCCCAACCTTGTAAAATATTTTCATCAACATAGCCACCAATGTTATATGTACCTTGGCCCCATCCCATACGAGAGGCATTCCACTCCGTTGGGTTAACAATGGCCTGAAGACCCGTTACCGAAACTGTAACGTCAGCCATGTTTTACTCCTATGCTATTCTGATAATTGCTGTAGTTGCTGCCGCTGCTGGAAATTGAATTGTAAAAGTTCCACTAGTGGCTGTTTTATCTCCACCGAAATCTATCGCACAAACTGAAGCATCTGTAGCATGTGAATCATTAAAAATTAAACATCCTCTTGCTGTGAATGAAGCTGATGTCCAAGAGACATCAGAAAAATCACAAACGGCAGTTGATGAATCTAATGTTGGTGTAACACTTGTTAGAGCTGCTCCTTTTGCAGTATAAGCAGTTCCTGAAGTATTTGTTATTTCTTCAGTACTTGTGTAAGCAGTCGTTGATGCTCCTAAAGTTGCAGAGCTAGTGTATAAAGCTAAATTAAAAGTGTTTCCAGTAGAAGCTGTAAAATTATGTTCTGCTTCTAGGATTTCTTGTTTAAAGCTATTACAAATTGCCGATGTTATTGCCATAATTATCTCCCTTATTGAGGCGGCGATTCGATTGGTATACGAACAGTACCATCCGTATAGTCGTCTCTTCTTCGTCTCCCAATTTGCACACTTGCAAATTTTTGTAGTTCAATTTTATACTTATTTTCATATAGTGTCAACATATCCGTTGGACCTTTTAAAAATGCATAAGCTTCCACCAGGGTGGCATATAGTAGACCTTGAGGAAAATATTTACTAATATATGTGCCCGCAGTCTCTGTTTCTAATCCTGTTGGTACTATATTTCCATGAATATTTATTAAATAATTAGCGTCAGGTGTAGGAGCCATTATAATATTTCCTGATGTAGTTGAGCCAGTTCCAGTCGCTCCTCCAAACATAGCATAATATTTAGGTAATCCTGTAGTATCTTGCCCTGTAGATCCACCTTCAGGACCAGTTAATTCTCCAACATACTCACTTATAAAAGTTCTGTCTCTTTTTTGAAGCCAATATGTTCTACCTGTTCTAGAAGAAGTAGAATTAAAAAGTTCAATACCTCTTACAAAAACCATACCTGCAGGAACTCTAACAGTTTGCACATCTGCAGCTAGTGTTCCTTCATATTCAACTCTATCTGAATCCATAGGAATATCATAAAAAATTCTATATTCTGCATTTTCTATAAATCTATTTAACACAGCAGCAGTAAAAACAGTACTGTCTACTTCAGTATAGTTTCTAATATCTGTTTGTAAGTTTGATAAAGTGTATCCAGCCATTATTTTTGTATAGTTACCGGTCCAACGGACATCGGGTAACCTCCTCCTGTTGCGACACTTGTCGCGTTTGTATCAGCGCTAAAATAAAACCAATCTGTTCCATAAATTCCCGTACCATTTGGTCCATCTGTATCAGTTGCACCGCTGACGTATTTACCTACAGTTATAGTATATCCTGCAGCTTTTGCAATCGTTGCTCCTGTAATACCACCAACTTCTTCTGGATTACCATATGTTCCACCAGCTCCTAAAGGACCTCTAAATCTTTTTGTATTTCCAGTAGTATAACCGTGACCTGGTAAATTAACATTTATAATTGCAGAACCTACTTGATATGTTTCTAAAGGATCATTTTCTAATAAATCAGTTACTGCAAACTCTGTTCTTGCAGGTTTTGCATGTTGTAAAGCTTGTGGGTCGGAACCATGTGGTCTTGGTGAAACTTGAGGTTGTTTAGGTTCATATTCAGATCTATGTACCCAGGCACCAGTCCATTCTTGAACCATTTCTCTATATGGAAATGCTGCACCTGATCTATCTGAAATCATTAATGCATATCTACCTTTTGAAAATTGTCCCATTATTCTTTAAACCCTTTATGTTTTAACCATGCTTTCACTTCCTTATCTGGTGCGGAAGAAACATTAGCATGAGTATCTGGATCCATAACATGTTGATCACTCTTATATTCTTTGCCTTCTATTTTTACTTTTTTATTTCTAAGTTTTTTTGGAAGCCTTTTATTTCTGCTTTTTCTTATAGTATCTAATACTTGATCTTTTCTTCCAGCCTTAGTCTTAGCCATTATTTTTTTAACAACTCCCATTCCTTTAGTTAATAATGTCATTATATATTTGGATAATAAGTTTTCGGTGTAATATACGTACTCGCCGCTGATCCATCCTCCGCTAGTGCTCTTGCTAATTCATCTTCATAATATAGTTTTAATTCTTGAGATCTTTGTGGTGCATATTTTTGTGATAAATAAAATGCTAGACCTGCCGTCATAGAAGGAACAAATCTATAAGGAGCATCAGTTGCATTAGTATAAGCTCCTGCGTCTTGAATTCTTTTAACAAAATAAATGTGCATATCTTTAGATGCAGCTGTAGAATTAGGTGTTGGGTAAATGGTTACCGTAACTTTGTCCACGAATCTTTGAACCCAGAATTGACTTGGAGTTCCTTTAGTTAATTTATTAGAGAAAGCTGCATAGGTTGATCTTGCAACTTTTGTCATTGGTAAATCTGTTTGATCTGTAGAGGTTCTATCTGTTCTATATTGAGCAGATAAAATATCTGATAATCCATAAGTAGAAGCACCGGAAGTTCCACCTACTGTAACAGAAGATGTTCCATCACCTGTTGATCTATAAAAAGTATATTCAGCTTGACCTTCAATTAAGTCAATATTAGTATCACCTACTTCCCAAAAATGAATTCCTCTATTTCCCCATTCTTGAAATAAAATATTTAAAGATCTTCGAGCGCTATGTATTTGATGTCCAGCAGTTCCTACTAGACCAATACGCTCGTACGCTTCTGCAATGATATCGTCAATTGCAAAATTCTTTTCAAATGTATAAGAGCCCGATGTTGTATTTGCCATCTAAACTCCTATCCATAAAATACGGTAACTTTATCTACGCCACTTAAAGTTGCATATCCACTTGTTGCACAATAAAGACCATTTCCTGGAATTATAATATTACCCGATAATGGTTCTCCCGCACTTGTTCCGCCAATTCCAATATCAAAAACAGCAAGTGAAGTTCCAGATCCACCGCCATCTTTAATTGTAATACTGCCAGCGGTTCCATCACTTACGTACCAAATTCCTAAAATTCTACAAGGTCCAGCAAAAACTGTAAAAGAAGTTGTTCCTCGAGTAGTTTTTACGTTACTTATATATGTTCCCATTTTTTCTCCTTAATAAAGTGCTCCCGAAGGAGCACTTAATTATTTATTTATTAACTCCAAGCAGCTGCGCCTGTATCTGCAGTATTGCTTGTTGACAAGTCATGAGCAAAATTCCAAATGCCTTTTTCAAAACAAGTAAAATACAGATAACAACCATGAGTTAAACTATTGGTTGCTGCATTCGCAGGTGTGTACGTTAATACCGTTTCATCTGCTATCGATGTATCTATAGTTTGAACTGTTCCAGTGGCTCTACTTTCCACTTTTGATCCAGTTCTAAAAACATCACTTCCTGCACATGTAAAAGTCAAAGTAAGTACTCCACCAGTTGTATCATCTGATTGAGCATGAACTACATAAGTTCCTACTGTTGCTGCCGGTAATGTTACCGCTTGTGCAGCTGCTCCTGTGTAGTTGTTGACCGTAATTACATTAGCCGCATAAGTTAATGTTGCTGATGTTGCTACTACAGTTGCAGTTAAACTAGTTAAATCAGGTTTCGTTCCTAAAAACCTTGATGTTATAACTCCTGTACTAGCTGCTTTATTGATCTGTTGAAATCCTTTTTCGGATCTAACCGGACCATTAAACGATGTGTTTGCCATAATATTCCTCCTAGAATATCTTAAATGTAGTCCCCAGGGGCATGTCGACTATACGCGTCTACATTTAATAGTTATTATTAATTGTATAGTAATTATTTTATATATGAGATTTTAGTAGAGTGCAAGAGATCCTTACAGAAATATACGATTTCAGCGATGTGGCGTTTATTTAAGTAGCCACAGAAACTTCGGGGGCAGCACTATTAATTGCATTTTCTCGATCTGCAATTTTAGATTCTTCGGCTTTAATCTCATTGATAGTGTCTTTAATAGCATTATCAATTCTGACCATATCAAGAGTATATTTGCCACTTTGCTCATACTCTAACTGCCACCTCAACTCCAAGGACCTTTTCTGTTTGTATAGGTCTTGTATCATCTATAACCTCCTCATAGGTTATTCGGTTAGGAGTGTCCGAAAACATTCCTGTTGATTCCCACTTTATACTTTTTTCTCCAATTTTGTCAAGGATAGAATTTTCAATAGACTCAGCAGTATCCTCAGCTTCTACATTAAAAGAAGCGTAGTGATCATAAGCCCATATTTTTACTGTAAATTTTTTCATGAATCTCACCTTTTATATGTAGATTGTGGCGGTTTTAAGGCCGCCACAAAATTTTAGTTATTACGCACCTTCAACGCCGAAGATACCTCTATAGTCAGATGCGCCGAAGACGTATCTTTCCCTAGCTTTGTATCTAACGTTACCAGTATCGAAATCACCTTCCATTGAAGTTGTCAATGGAGTTCTTTCAAAGTGTTTCATACCATTTGGAACGTCCGTAATGACGTACCATGAGTCAGAATCATTTAAGAAATGGTTCACTCTGTATCCTTGAGGAATCATTCCCATAGAGTTGACTGCATTGATGTCATTATCTGCTGTAGCAGTTCTACCTTGAGATTTTAATAATCTCTCAGCGTTAAACTGATTAGCAGACGGAACTATCATCTTCACGCCTCTCGCAGCGATTTTTAAACCTCTTTCATCAGTCATTGCAGCGATATCGATCAGTGCTTGTTCTAATGAAGTTTCGTTTAAGTCCGCTTGAGTAGTAAGTGTGTTCGAACAAGCCCCAGCTATTGTAGTGTGGTTTGTTGAGAACAAAGAAACAGTGTCACCAGTTTTATATGTGCCTACTGAAGGTAGACCATTATTTAATGGGACAGCCGCTTTCACTTGTTTAGCGTTTGACATAGATCTTGCTAAAGCTTTTGTATATCTAGACGCAAGTCTATCATACAAGTTATCTTCAATTGCTTCTTCAGTAATTGAGAAAGCTAAAGCGATCGTTTCCATAGTGTAACGAGCAGTGTAAGTCTCTTGTGCTGTATCGTAAGATACGCCTTGACCTTCTGCTTTTACATCAGCGTTAGCGAATCCTGATAACATAACTTCCTCTTCGAAAGCCCTGTCACTAGATTCAGTAACGTATATTTCGGCAGACTCATTGTCATACCGTTTGTACTCCAGCCCAAATAGTGCATTTAGGCCTGGTTCTAGTTCTTTAACTAGCTGTGCTCTTGATATTGCCATGTCTATATGCTCCTATTATGCGCTATCAACAAACTCATTTAAATTAGAAATAACAACAACTTTGCAGTAAGCTGCAGTTATGTCATTATTTTCAGGATCGTCAGCGACCCTTAATAATCTCCATGAGTAGTTAGTAGCATGTGTAGATCCAATATCCAACGTGTTAGTTGATTTACCTGTGGTTGTACTTCCAGATGCTGCATTCATGTTATATGTTTCCATAAAACCTGCTTGAGTTACAGTATCATCTGTAAAGATTTCGTAGTTTTGCCACGGCGCATCATTAACGAACGCTGTAATATCTTCACTGTTAGCCGGAGTAATGCTGCCTGCATAGTAGTTATCCCAAGTTGGCTTTAAAGTTGTAGCCGCGTTGTAGAAAACACCATTTAGCACGCCGCACATTGAAGTGGTTCCAGTTGTTACTACTGTACCCTCAGTCATATATCCTGCTGCACTGACAACGGGAGCGCCATTATAAATAGCAGTTCCGTATCCAGCGTCAATCTTATAAGCAGATTGACCTTGCGGAGCAGGAGTATTTCCAAGCATACTTGTAGCATTCAAACCGTCACCAGCTGTGTTACTATTTGCCATAGTTATTACTCCTTTTGTCTATATCTCTATAGACGGGTTTATTTAAATCGATAGTAGGGAATTGGTTGTTATCCCGAGAAAATTAACTTTTCTTTGTACCACCGAAGGTTACACGAGACTGTCGATCAACATCGATCGGCATACTCTTATGTTGTTCCCTTAGCAAGTCGGTTTCAACTGCTTCGTCTTGACCTTCAGTAAGTTTCTTCTGATACTCAACACGTTGCTTCGCGAGTTCTTCGGGTATCCTAGCCAACAATAGGCCTCCTACTCCAATGACTCCAGCGTATTTGCCTTCAGTAACTACAGGATAATCAGAATCTTTATATTCATCAGCTCTCACTAATTCATATCCTTCTCTAAGTCTTCCAAAAATGTTTTTACTATCTTGGAATCCTACAGATTCGGCTCTGATCCATCTGTGCCTAAAGCCATTAGGCGCTGGTGGTGCATCCAGAGAGGATGGTGGCTTGTACACTTTTGGCCTTTCAGTTTTTGACCGTGTATCAGCCGCACGAGAAGTTGTTTTCTTATCTTTTGTCATATGCTTATGCCTCCTTCGTGAGTTTTAATTGTTTTGCATATTCTTCGAGTGGCACACCTAATTTTTTAGCTATTGCTACTTGAGATGATGTGAGTCTCATTTGTTTGCGACCAGTTTTTGCACTTCTATTCGCAGAAGCCACCGACTGAACGGGTCTAGTCGTTTGTATATCTCCACTATTATCAAATTTATTAGGAAAGTCAACTCTTATACGTTTGTCTATTTCTTCATAATATTCATTTGATTTAGGATCATAACCTTCTTTTTCCACTAGATCTTTGTGAATCTCAAACGCTGTAAATGTCATAGCTCGGTTAGTTCCGAACCATCTATTTTTAGCAGCCCAATCTTCAGCCATAGGATCAGCTTCAGGTAATGATTGTGGAGTTCTTTCTGGTAGTTTTCCACCGTCAGAAAGCTGTGCAGGTTTCTCGTCCTGTACAACTCTTTGTTGTTGTTGTATTTTCGCATTTTCGAACGCTAGTTCGGCAATACGTTTATTTGCTTCGACTTGAGCAGCTGCATCACCTGCTTCAATGGCTTGCGCTAAACTTTTTTGCGCAGATTCCATTCCAGTTTTTACATGCTCCTCAACTTTTTTACTATAATCAGCATCGACTTTTTGAAATCTTTCCTGATCAAGTTGCCTTTTTTTCTCTAAAGCTTGAGCATATTGTATAGCTGCGTCTTCTCTTCGTTCTGCTTCTCTCATCTTACGAGTAAGTTTAGCAATACGAGATTGAACACCTTTACTATAATCCTCTAACTTAGAGTCTTCTTGTTTTTGTTCCTTTTTTATTTCTTTTGCTGTTTCATCTTTTACTGTTTCTTGTTCCGGGGTTTCCTCTTTAGGTGCTTCCGTTTCAATAACGGCTTCATCCTTTTTTTCTTCAATATCTACATCTACTTCAGGTCCTGAAGTATCTATATCTACTGTTTTTTTGTCTTCTGGCATAGTTTTCTCCTTCTATGTTAGTATTGATGCAAGATATCCTCTGGATTCTTGACAGTTGCTAAAACTTCATCTTCATTTAACAACCTTACTTCCCCACCTTCAATTTGTATACGTGATCCTGCATAACGAGCAAAGACCACCCAATCACCGACCTTGCACCATGGGCCATGAGGATAACGTTCTTTATCCTTATAACATTGTGGACCCATCGCTAATACGTTTCCGCACTGTGATGCAATTTGTTGTTTATCTATAGTTTCATGTGAAAATAAAACTCCACCTTTAGATTTTTCACTCATTCTAAATGGAAGAACTAACATTCTCCAACCAGTTGGTTGTGGTAGTTTATCTTTTTCGTTTGTAATTTCTTTTTTAGGTTCGGATTTTTTAACTCCGACTAATTCTTTATTTGGTGTGATTATCTTTTGGCTTTGCGCCGTTGATTTTGATGACTGTGCCTCTGTTTTCATTTTGCTCCTTATTGTCTAGCAGGTTAGAGAGTTCCTGTTTAGTTGCCTCTAGGGCGTTTATTTGTCCTATTATATACTTATATGTTTCCATACTGTCAACCCCTCCGGACGTTACAGAGATTGCTAATGTTTTAACTCTATTATCTAAAGCTCGTCTTAATTTATATATTACGTTTTCTAAATCCATTATATAAGTGCTATTACTCTTAAGCAGTCAGGGCAATTCTTTCTAAATCTGTTGTGACTTCCACAATGATTAATAGTTTTTTTTTCTGCAGGAGCTTCTTCCAAAACTACTGGTTCTTCTTTTTTAGGTGTAAATAAACCTTTCACCCAATTTATAAAATGTTTAATCATTATTTTATTTGGCAGCCTACTTTTTTACCAGTCATGACTGCACCACCTGATTTATAAATGGCTCTTCCACCTCCAGCTTTTTTTAACTTTCCTGCTGAATCATGATGTGGAAAAGCTTTTTTAAATTTTTTATCTAAATCTTTTGTTTTTTTTGGTAGTGGTTGTTTTTTTATTTCTTTTCCAAGTCTCCTTAAAATTTTCGTTATACCACCCACAGATTTTTTAGCACGATAGGGTTTAAGTGTTCTTTCCGGTCTTTTTTTTAATTTTTCCACTGCTTCTCTCAAATTTTTTCTGCGTTCTCCATGTCTGTAAATCATATCTTTGTTATAACCTACATTACCTTCATCTGGTCCACCACCACGTGTTGTGTCAGTGCCCGTAAGAGTACTTTTAGATTTTTCTTTTTTAGTAATCCACTTTGTTGGTTTTACTTTTTTAGTAATCCAACTTTTAGGTTTTTCTTTTATTTTTCTTAAAGGCATATTATTTTCCTTTTCTTTTCTTAGCCATTTTCTTAAATGTCTTTGCTAAAGCTTTTGCTCGTCCAGTGCAACCTTTTTTTGTAATAGGTGTACACTTTCCTTTAGTTCCACGTTTTTTAATTGATTTATTTACGTCTTGAATCCAGCCACCTTTTTTAAATCCAACTCTTTCAGGCATCATATATCCATCAGCGTTATGGCCTGCTGGTGGTCTATATCCTGATCTAGGATTTGTTGCATGTTGCAACGTTAAAGATGTTTGTCCAGAGTTTGGTGATCTAAAACTTCTCATTATTTTTTCTTTTTAGTAACTAATTTTAATTTGCCGTCTTTAACTGCAATATCCTGTTCTATAAATTTTTTATATTTTGGAAATTTCTTTTTAGCGGCTAAGTGTGCACCAACTCCTCCAGCAACTGTGGCACTAGCGCCACCAAAAGCTTTTTGTTTCAGTCTTTTATTATATTTTTTTACATCGCTTGAAGCTTTTTCATATTTATCATGAAGTGCAGAAGCTTTTGAAGTAGCTTCTTTTTTAATTTTAGAACCACTTTGTCCTGGTTTAACACCTTTAGTTGTGTACTGCTTATTTACAGTGTCAACCATTGACTCATAACTTTTTCTTCGTCCTGTTAAATCTTTTGCAGGTTTGATAGATTTAATTGTTCCACTTCTTTTTTTATTTTTTAAAGCTCTACCAAATCCTCTCAGAGCTGCTCCAACTATTGACATAACTACCTACTTATTAATTTTACCAGATTTTCTTTTACCCCAAGCTCCATAAGATTCATCTCTACGATCTTTCATAGATTGTTTCTTAGTGGATTCTTTTCCAGTTCTCATACCTAGAGACTCATCTTCTCTATCTTTGTAGCCTTGTTTCTTTTTCTTAGAAACACTTTTGCCACCTTTGTACGGGAATCTAGATTTGTAAGGTCTTGTTCCAAAATCATTTCTCATATTTACTCCTTATTTTTTTCCATTTCTGAAAATTTGTGTACCCTTTATACCAAAAATTGACGCACATACAAGTATCCATAAATTAGTGAACCATGATGGAAGCGCCTGGAAATGCTCAAAGAACACTTTTATCTTATCCATGGCCGCCGGATCGTCCGACCAGACCCCATATGCGAGCACCAAAATTGGAAGTGTCAATATCGCGAGAACCACCTCGTCCTTATAATCTGCTTGACGAGCTTCTAACAATTTTCCCTGGTAAGCTTCCTCACCACGAGCTTGTCGTTCAGCATGCATTAACTGTGCATCTGACATTGCCATTTTCGTCTTCTGTCGGTTAGCGTAAATTTTACTTCCAGCAGAAACGGCTAATTTAATTGCCGATAACCACATACTAATACCAAGTTGCTGTCTGTTTTCTAGCTTTAGTAGATGAACCTTTGCCACCTGTACTTCGAACAGTTACTTTATCACCAGTTGCAATTCTAGCGCTTGATCCTCTAATGCTAGATTTAGCTCTTGGATCTCTTATTAAATTCTGCGGTGGAATAGAAATTTTATTTCCGCCTTTTAAGTAACCGTCTTTGTTAGTAAACATTGACTGATTGTATCCTTTGCCTTCTTTTGCCATATTTTTCTCCTAGGGTTTGTATATACTAAGATTTAGGACCTTTCAAGGTCTTAACATCTTTAGCCTTCATTCTATCTGAAGTCAGTTTAACATCAGCAGATATCAATGATTTTTCAATTGCTGTATCTGCTCTTAATTCAGCTAATTCTTCGTTCTGTTCCAGTTTATCATCAGTGATTTCTCTGTTTTGAACCATTTTAGCTTTATCTAAATTAATTCTTGCATCTACCTCTTGTTGTTTTCTTTCAGCATCTATTGCTTTAAGATCAACTTCTCTCTCTTTAAGTTTCAATAATGGATCATGATCAAATCTGCTAGTAATAGCTTTTTCCTCATTTAAAAATTCTTCAGTCATATCTGCAATCAATACAGCTTTTCTTGCTTCAATCTTTTGAGATATTTGTTGAAACTGTTGTTGCACTTGTGGGTCTTGAACAGCTTGTTGCTGCATTTGTGGTAAAATTTGAAATTCTTGAGCAAATTCTAATTGTACCTGTTCTTGTGCCATCAATGATATGTGCTCCATAATATTTTTTTCTAATGCTGCAGTAATACTAGGATTATTTCTAACAAAGTTACTTGCCATAAAATTTAAGTGAGCTGTAACGTGTGCTCTATGATCTTGACCTGGAAACGCTTGAAAAGGTTTCATGCCCATTGCATCAATATGTTCGATCGCCGGATCTTTAGGTTGATTCGGTGGAGGTGGTGGTAATATTCTATCAATATCCTTTACACCTAATGCTTCATACATTTTTCTATAACACATATATAAATTATGCATTTGTGGATTAGACATAGCTAATTGCAATTCAGATTGTGCTAATGAAATTCTTTGTGACATTGAAAATATATTTGGATCAGCAACAGGTAGAATATCTACTCTATCGTCAAAATCTGTAACTTTAACATTTCTCTGTCCACCTACAACATCATATGGATATTCCGGAGGTAAATAAGTTTTAAAGATATTAGCAAGTAATTTAAATTCTTGCTTTAACGATACATACAGTCTTTTATGGATTGCTGACATTACCCGTGAGCCACGCTCTAATAGGGCTACAGTCGTACCAACAGCTGCTGATTGGTTCCCGTCACCGACCTGCATGTCAGCAATCGACGCGAACCTCTGTCCTGCCTGAACGACAATTCCCATCAATTGCAATAATGTAGCAGAAGGTTCCTTGTAAGGTAAGAATACAAATGCATCTTTTAAGTTTCCTCCTGGTGTATCTACATCTTTAAATTCACCTGGTTGTATGTTTGCGGCATCATCTTTTACTCTGACACCTCTTTGTTTAAATCCTGCCGGAAGATTTGATAATGTTCCCGCGTCTAACAATTGACGGAGAGCCGCAGTTGCAGTACGACTCAATCCGCCAATCATATGAATGAGTCCAAGTCCATAAAATCCTAGTCCTGGCAGAAATTTGAAATGGACGAAATATTGGATTTTATTTCTCTTTGGATCATTGGGCGCGAAGTTTCGTCTTATCGACAAAACTTTCCGACTACCTTGCTCGATTGTAACGATATAAGGTAATTTTATTCCTGTTGGTTCACCGTTAGGACCAACATCTTCGAAACCTTCTAAATCAAGGTCTACGTGGAATTCTAATAATGTATATAAAGGTTCGACTCTTTGTGATTTAGTCATACCTTCTAATTCTCTTTCTTTTTTCTTTAATTCATTTGTAGTTACATCTTGTGGTCTGTTTAATTCTATATCAGAATAAAAACCATTTACTTGTTGTTTACGTAAATCATTTTCAGACATTTTAATTACATGACAAACAGATGTTGCATCTTGTAGTGATGTTGCAGTGTATGGCACGATTAAATCATCAGCTGGTACAAATTTAGATACAGCTCTTCCTAATAAATCATCGTAATAAACTTTTTTAAATGTTGAACCTGCAAGTGGCAGGTAAAATAACATTTGATCAAACTCAGGTTCATATTCTTTCATTTGATCCATAAGTTGATAGTTCATGAAATCTTTAACACGCTGAGACTGTTGTTCTTTCATAGGATTACTCGCTCCCATGATTTGAGTTCTTACTGGTCCATCAGCTGGGAGTAACTCTTTATAAGCGAGCGCCTGAAACTGAGTAACAGCTTCAGCAAGTACCGGGTGAGTCGCCCCCGACGCGCCTTGGAAAGGTTCGGTTCTATTTTCATATTTAAATCCTAACAGATCTAAGCCTACAGTGTAAGCTCTTTCCCAATCAGCACGAGATAATTTATATTCTCTATAATCTCCTTCAAGTCTATTGGCTATTGGATCAGTAATATCTTCTGGTAATAAATCGTTTAAATTTGCAAAGTGATCGCCTTGTTCAGGTAAAGGCATTGCTGTTGGATCAAAATCAATTGTTGCCCCTTCTTCGTCTTCTATAACTTCAACGGGACCTTTTCCTAATTCCTCCGCAACATCAACCTCTGCTATCGTTTCTTCTTCGATATCTTCCGGTCGTTTAATGTTTGGGAGAGTCTTATCTATTTCTGCCATTTAAATTCTCCTGCTTCTTCTTATCTTGTTTTTTATCTTTAATCAACCCCTGCGAACTAGGTCCTCTTAATGGTGGTATTTCCTTCCATTTAACGTGCTTCATGTTTTTAACTAAGGTTGGGTTTTTTACCATTTCTTTTTTAACCCCATTATGCCTCCATGTGCTCTTCCTTGAACTTGTGATTGCCAGTTTTGATTAGCATAAATTTTATTTTTTTTTAACCAATCAAAAGCAGCTTTTTTTCGTTCTGCTGTATCAGCTGCTATTTTTGCTGTAGTCTGTTGTTCTAAGGCATAAGCATCTTGTATAACTGGTTCATTATAATAAGAACCAACAGGACCTTCATAAAATTCAGGAGTGTTTTTTAATCCTTGAAGTTCTAATTCTTTTTCTTTTATAGCTCTTTCAATTAAAAGTTGCTGGTAACCCTTTCCTTCACGGCCAGGAAGTTTCGGGACATGTGCTAGTTTATTAATAGCAGCATCTCTTTCTTGATCAAGGTACGCTAATTCTTGCTCTAATTCACCCATTCGTTTCATCTTATAAGCTAATTCATCACCACCCGATTCTCTCTTCCATTCTTCTTTTTCAGTTTCACCTATAAATGGAATTCCATAAGCAATGTCATTTAATATTCGTTGACCACTTTGTCCTTCAAGTGCTCCCCAACCTGCTATGATCGGGGCAAACGCTGCTTCCCATGCAAGAGCTATACCTGTTCCTCTTGCAATTTTTCTACCATTTTTAAACCATTTAAATAAATTTACATTGTCTTTAGCTAGAGGAGCGGAACGTTGTAAAAATTTTTCAGGTTTAGCGTTAAACTTTTCCTTTAAACAACTCATGATACTTCCACCTTCTGCTTTTTTTCCACAACCGTGTATTTTTGACAGTTGCGCTATAGATCGTGGACTTAAGGCGTCGAAACTGTCTGAGAAAGTGGTTAGGAATTTTGAGGCCCCTGCTTTGCTTATCTTTCCTGCTTCTATAAATTCTGTAAAAGGACGTGCACCTTTAACATCTAAATAATAACCTTTTTGTTTTGCAAGAGCTTTTAAATCAATACTATGTTTCTTTTTCCATGTAAGTAGATCTTCTTTGGCATAGTGTTTCGATTGAATTTTTGTACCCGGCACTATTTCTGTGAAACGAATGCTTTCTGCAATCTCATCTCCATATTTAGCAGCTATTTGTTTTTTAAAACTTGGTATATGTGTTTTATTAAAAGCTTTAATTGCCTCTACTTTTTCTCTTCCTTTTAACTTGTCAATTTCTTTTAAAGAATTAGATAATATTCCTTGAAAATTTGCTAACAGCCCATCATTAATTTTTGTTTTAGTTAAATCTACAAACGCTCCATAAGCCGCCATATCGTTTCTCACCATACCACTTATACTTGCTACTTCATTTAAACTAACACCATGACCTTTTCCTAAATATTTAGTTAAGTTATCTTTAAAATATCTTTTAAAATTTTTAAGAGTTCCAACTTCATTTCCTAAAGTTTTATCTATTTCTCCAATTGCTAACTGATAAAAAGCTTGTTTATAAGGGTTATGTTTTCCACCTTGTCTCAATGCTTTAAACATAAAATCTCCTAGCTTTTCGTTCTTAGGTAGTTTTAAAAGTTTATATTCTTCTCCTTTATACATTTTTGATAAAGTAGCCATGGCGTTTGCCGCTCGTCCATGAGATTTTACGTCTTTACCTAAAACTTTTACAACCTCTTCTAAAGTAGGAAGTACTTTCTTTTTACTTTTTCTAAGCTTTTTCATTAAATCACTATTATGTAGTGTTTTTACATCTTTAAGAAGATCACGACTAATGGTCGTTTTATTTCTAAAAATAGAAAAATTATCCAACATTGCTTCTGTTGGTTTTAAATAATAAGTATAATTTCCTGGTCCTCTGATAGGTTTAAAAGTTTCATTTATAAATCCTTTTAAAGGATATTTATCTACTGGTAAATTTTTAAGTCTATATTTTTTTAAAGTTTCTTTAGCAATACCTAACTCTTCAGCTAATTGTTTTGCAGTTACGTACCCATCTGGGACAGCTAAAGTTTTAATTCGATCTGGATAAGGTTTAACTAATTTACCGGCATTTTTATCAGCATACCCGATCCGTCCACCATCAGCCATGTTCCGTGGTCCCTGGTCCACGGTTCGTGGATCTTGGGCCTTGTCCATTTGTTTTTCAAAATCAACAAACGCTTTCCACGCACCACGTTCGTGTTTTAAAGTGGGAGACAATTCCCAAGCTTTAGCCATTTTCCATTGTCCTATTTTCATTATTCTCCTAACAACCTAGCAAGACCACCGGATGCATAGTCACCATGCTCTTCCCAATATGCTTCAGCATCAGCCTGTGCTTTTTCTTGTTCCCATTCAGTTTGTGATCTTTTCTTAGTTGGTTTAGATTTTTTAACTTTGCCTGTTGCAAACTTTTCTACTTCATCAAAGTTTGATCCATGATCACCAAATTTTTCAAAAGTTGACTCTTCAAACTTAACGTTTTCTGGATGTCCTCCAGTAAATTCTGCTTCTTCAATCCAAAACTCTTCTTTGGTTTTTCCTGGTTTAAGACGTAGACCCTCCTTGCCAGGTTTTATGTCCTTCACTAAATCTTTATGTATCGATACTTTTTCTCTTAAGAGTGGATCTCTTACCCCAACTTTAAATGGTTCATCTGAAGGACCACTTATTATATCTTCAGCTGCTTTATATTCTAATCTAACCGGTTGACCATAATGACCATCAGCCCAACCATGTTTAGTCTGTTCACCAATATCAACCCATACATCTCCTGTGTTTAAATCTTGACTGACAGAAATAGGTGTTTTGGATTCTGGTAATTTAGCTGTATGAGTAATAAGTCTATCATATTCTGTTACTTTAGCTTCTTTACCTTCTTTAATAACTCTATTTACAAGGGGCTTGAACCATGATGGCATGCCTTCAATATTTTTAATTGGGACTGAAGTTAGATCTGCAACTTTAGCAGTCTTAGCAAGAGGTTTTGCCCATTTAAAAAATTTACCAACAACTGGTAATGCTGCAAGGCCTCCCATTATTTTTAAAAAATTTCTTCTAGACATTTTTGGTCCTTTGCCTTCTGCAAATCCTGCACGACCGCCTAATGCCATATGTGGTCCGTAGCTTCCTTTACCAGGATTTGTAAAACCACCTGGGTTATCTGGTCTTCTGCCACCGCCACCGCCATTTCCATGTGGAGAAGCAGGTGATACATATTTCTTTTTCTTTTTAACAGGGATATTTATTTCGATATCTTTTCCTTTTCCTTCAGAAGCTCTTGGTCCGAAATAATTTCCTAATAATTCTAGCCCAGCACCTACGTTTAATTTTCTATTTTTAATTTGATTAAACACATATTCTTTTAACATTTTTGCATCAACATCTGTTCCTTTGACATAATCTTCATCATCTTCTCTTCCATATCCTTGACCTATATAACCTGTAAAATCACCCACAGTTCCATAATTTGGATTCCAATCATATTTATCCGTAATATCTATACTGGCATTACTAAAGTCTGGTGCATTAGGCATGTTATATTTATAATCATAAGTTCCTAATGTATTAAAAACAGAAGAATAACCAGTAGGATTAGTTCTTCCTATTCCGTATTGTGGAGAAGTATATCCAAAAGGATTTTTTTCTGTTACATAATCGCGTGGAAAAATTTGTCCTTTCCTAACAGTTCCGCTAGGAAATGCTTTAGGATGCTTATAACCTTCAAATTCCATACCCCGATCCATTTTACTTAAAACTTGATCTTTAACTTGATCTTTAAAATCTTGGTTAAAATAACTTTCATCAATTGTTCCAGTTTGATTTCCTGGTAACATTGTACCAGCATATAATCTATATTCAGGGGGAATATTTGCAAGAAGGCCGTTTTGATATCCTGTTCTTTCACCTAACATGCCTGCGATACCGCCGTCTGCCATCATTAATCCACCATTGGCTCTAAATCGACTAGCTCCTATAGATCCTCCTGCCGGACCTTTTTTAGATTCTTTACTACCAATCCCTGCTGTGCTTTCATGGTCACGTCCTGAAGGACTTCTCCAATTAGAATAATCCTTTTGCCATTTTGCTTTTGACGCTGCCGCTGCTGCTTCTTCTGCTAATCGTTTTTCTTTTATTTTTTTAAAAATATTTGCTTGTTCTTGTTTTTTCTTAAATAGTGCTTCTTTTGCCATAAGAGCTTTATATTCTTCGCTGCCATATGCGGGCATTTCTGCACTGCCTACTGGTGTAGAAGATAATATTCCTGTAAGAGCTGAAAGTGGAATACCTGCTAATTTTAACCAATTAGTAGGTTTTGTAACTGCTGTTGTTCCAGTTTCTAATAATCTTTTTAATGTTTGAGAATGGGGGTATTTTACCTTCATTCTTTCAAAAGCTGTCATTCCTTTAGTTGCTTGATCAGGTTTAAGTGCCGTTTCAAAACCAAATTTTGTTTTACCAATATTTTTAAAAGCCTCTGTAAGTGTCTGACCTGGGATTCCTCCTCCAGGAAGTTTAAAATGTTGAGCAGATTGAACTATAGGGATTTGTCTTGGTCCATATGTTGAAGCAACATTTATATTTGGTGTTGTAAATGTTTTACCTGTCCCTGCCCATGTTGGAACTGTACCCCCTGTAAATCCTGACGTTGCTATAGATCTTAAATTTGCAGGACTTGTTCCATGATATCCTATATTTAAAACCCCACCTAATTGATATCCCGGTCTCTCACCCAGTAATCCTGCACGGCCACCTGATGCTTCACCCGTTCTTCTACCAGCTTTCATCTCTAAGATTCTATCAGGATAAACGAATTTATGTTTTCTTCTGCTAGTAAGAAATTCACGTATCATTTCTCTCATACTTGGATTTGCATTTGCAAGTATTCCCATCTCTCTTCTAGTAATATTATATCCTTCAGGATCAACTATTGCTCCTTCAAAATACGGAACACGGCCGCCTTCTGCAAAACCTTCTTCTTTCATAGCTTCTTTAACAGCTTCAGCAAAATCATAACCTTCATCCATTAATCGTCTTACTCTTTCACCAAATTTTTTCTTAGCTACATCTTCATCATATACGCCGTTTCCTTCTGCATAAGGCATTCTTTCATTTGTATCTTCTGCAAGTAAATAACTTAAACCGGTTCTTCCACCACTAGCTTTGTTCCATCTACCTTTATCAAAATCTACTTCAATAACTTTTCCAGATTTTTTAGGTTTAGCTCTTTCACTTTTTGAAACGACGGGAGTATTTATAATATTGTCTAGTTGTTTTTCATTTTTAATCATTCCTGGATTAATGCCTTTTTGAAATAACTGTTCTTTTAAAAGCATTTCACCAAAATCAATTTTACCTTTAGGAGGTATTTTCATGATTCCGGATTTATCGGTTTTCATGAGTTGTTTCATAACCCAATTTCTAAGTGAAAATATTCCTGCCATAATTAATAATACACAAACTTCCTAGGCGCTCGTTTTTCATCTACATAGTCTTCAGGGTGCTTTAAAAAACCACCTTGTCTAAAGCGCATAACAGCTTGAGTCATACTATCAACTAAGTCGTCATGATCACCATGCGGGAATGCTGCACATTCCTCAATCACTTCCTCCGCAAATTTCTGGTCAGGCGCCCAAATCATGCCAGATTCAAACAGCGGAGCGCATGTATTTACTCTGACATGTTTATCATTTCCTTTGCTTGGTGTAAAGTTCTGAACTGGTATATCCATCTGTCTCAATTCATAGGTCAAAGGCAGTCCTGCGGCCTTTGCTTCGATGATAACTGATTCTGGATTCCAATATTTATACTGATCCAGTGCAATACGCCTTAATTCCGGGAATTCATATCTTCCTTTGATCGCATCTACTAAAATGAGGTTAGCAGGTGAATCTTCGTTAGGATAAAATACTCCCCAAGTCGTAATTGCACTAAAATCGGCTGTTTCTTTCTTAAGATACGCAGTATCGTAAGATTGAATTACATAATGAAGGTTAGGTGGTTCGTCATGATCCCATACTCGCCACCATTCTCGCTTAATTAACGCTCCTTCTTCAGAAGTTGGACGTTGCATCCACTGTGCATTCCATTTTCCAACCGGTAACGTTGCTTTTACCTTCTCTAATTCGTCTAATTTCCAATATTCTGGCCAAACTGCTTCAGGTTTAGGTCCATCATCCAAGATCGCTGGAAATTCGACCACTTCCCACTGATCTCCTTTAATTTCAGTTTGATTTTTTAATAAAATTCCTGTTAAATCTTTTTTTGACCACCTTGTCATGACTAAAACTATTTTTGCACCAGGTTGTAAACGTTGTCTTGGTCCTGACGTGTACCATTCATACGCATTTTCCATGGCTGTTGGTGAAAGTGCATCTTGTTCCGAGTGCGGATCATCAATAATTAGTAAATCAGCACCACGACCCGTGATTGCACCACCAACACCAGCTGCAAAATACTCTCCACCTTGCGCAGTTTCCCACCTACCTGCAGCTTGAGAGTCTTCTTGTAGTCTAGTTTTAAAAATTTTGTGATAATCTGGAGAGTCAATTAAGTGCTTGGCCTTACGACCAAATCTTATTGCAAGCTCTCCGGTGTGAGTTGCTTGAATAATCTTTAATTTTGGATTACGGCCCACCATCCATGCTGGTAACAAGTAAGATGCAAACTCCGACTTAGTGTGTCGAGGTGGCATGTTAACAATTAGTCTGTTAATTTTACCTTCTGCAAGGTCATTAAACTTTTTTGCTATATGTCTATGGTGCGCCCCTTCAATGAACTCGGGCCAAACACATTTGACAAAGCTTAAAAAATCATCTTTGGCTTTATTTTGAATTTTTTTCTCTGCATGCATTACTTGCAGTTGTCGAAAAGTTTTACGAACGTCTGAAGGTAGCTTGCTTATATCTATATTATTTAAATCCATACAAAATTTTTAAAAAATTTTTCGCACCTTTATAAGATGTTGAACATGTTTTTAACAGGATTAACTCTCTAAATCAAGCAATTCAACCCAGAGTAGTGGGACCCCTTTTTATTTATTTCTGGGGTCGACCTTTATTCTCGAAGTTTTTTGGAATTGGGTTTGGTACCTCTATTGATATGGGTGGGAAGCAGGGGCGATTGCTCGCCCGTGCTGTTGGTTGATGGCTAATCTAATAAAACCATATAAGCCTCGGCGTTGTGTTGTCTAAACCAATCCAAGTCCTTACGAACTTTGTTCCATAGTTTAGATGCACCATAACCAAGTGTCTTATCATCTAGTGTTGCTGCTAGTTCATTGATAAAGATTGCATCATGTTTGCTAGCCTCTTGTTTAGTTAACATAATAGATTGTCCTGTAAATCTATTACTTCTTTTGTGTGTTTTATTATCTGTATTTGTTTTCATATCTGGGAGAATATAGGAAAGATCAATCATTGTCAACCCTACTAATTGTAGTCTTTGTTGCTTGATATGGTACTCGTTGATAATCTCCATTATCATTCCACTGTGTTCTATGACTTTCATACTTTGTTTTTTCAACTTTAATAGGTGTTTCAAGAGCCTCGGTACATGGCGCAATGTTGGCGATAGCTGTTGCATGTTTATTTAAATAATCATGTAAACATCTAGTATTACAAAAATAATCCCAAATATTAGGCTGTTCATCGCCGGAGTAGTTATATCTGCCCCATTTAATTCTAATAGTTCTTAAAACTTTATTCTCGCCGGAACCTCTTACTCTTGATTGAGTTTCCTGAGTATGACACTCCGGACCATGACACCAATTATAATCACTCATTTAACCCCCTTTAATACTTTAATTGCAAAGCATTTTTGTTTAAATAACTCGTTATGCATTGGATACCAATAGTTATTAGGACTATTATTTCTTTTATATTTTAAATGCTCTCTAATTTCATTCCAAAGCAATTTGATTTTTTTATTTATTCTCTCACTCATAATATCCCCCACTCAATTAAACCACAACAAGTCATAATAAAAATATAAAAAGCACAAATAATTGCTACATCTATTTTTGTCATTTAATACTCCATGTAGTTATTTTATCAGTCGCCATTCTATATTGGTCTTTGCCATATCTTTCAGTTGCGTCTAAATCTAAAAAAGTTAAACATCTATGTCCCGCTTGTGCAACAAACTCTTGACACTTATCTGTCCATTTTGCCTTTCTAGTTGTACTCTCGCCATTTTGTTTTGTAAATGTGATTGTAAATGTTTTATTGTTTTCCATTTTATTCCTTTCTATTAATTGAGGCTATCCTATCATAAGTAGGATAGCCTCGTCAAGTGTTAGTTTACACTTTGTTGTTGTTTTTCATACTCCATTCTAGCGAGTATTTTATCCTTTCTACTTGTGTTTTTGTTTTTCATACCTTTAATCCTATCCGCTAGATTTTTAGGATTATAGATAACAAGTCCGGTTGAGTTTGTTCGTATGATTTCTGCCTCTTGAACATCTAATCCAAGTTCAGTACATAACTCAATCGCCTCGTCTAAATAGCGATAGCCTTTTAAACCGATTTTAATTTCTTTCATCTGATTTAAAATACTCTCAATCCATTTATGATGTGCGATAGATAATTGACCTTTAGCCTGTTGCCATATTAAAAAAGTTTGAAACTCCTCTCTTGCAACTGGGATTTGTCTATCACGACAATACTCACGACCAATTAAATCCAACTCGTATTCTTTATTCCATTCATCAGAATAACTTGTCAGATTATTTCTACCAGAATTAAATCCCAACACCCTAGCGTTAGCGTCAGAATATTTTGTCCAATGTGGATTGCTTTCTTTACCTGACATTTCAATATTTATATCAGGATTGCAACCCTCTTTCGCTTTCAACTCATCACGAAAATAAGCATAAGCAAAGTCTCTATGGTCTTTCCTACCCCAATTATCATCTTCATCTTGATTTGATTGTCGGTCTATTCCATCAATATCACCACCCAATCTAAAATCAAAATGCTTTGAGATATATTTATCTTCTTCATCTTTTTCTTCTGGGTTTCCCATATATCCAAAATGAAAACAACTGTCCTTTGATACAGTATCAACATTCGGATATTTTTTTTCAAGATAATGACAAGTATCAACATCTTCTTGTGGATATTGTCGTCTCACACATTGTTCTGCAAGTTCCCATGTCTTATCTTGTAAGTTTTTAAAGTTTTCTCTTAACTCAAAAAACTTCTCTTTCTCTTGTGTGTTTTCACACTCCAAGTGTACTCGCATACGATTTGCGATTTTATTTCTGTACTCTTGGTTTAGTCTTATTCTTGACATTTTTTCCTTTCTGTTAAAATAAATTTATATACTACTTGACATTACTTGTCAATAGGAGTATGTAGGAATAATTAATAAAGGAGAAATAATGAACGAAAAAATAAAACAATTTAATACATGGTTCAATGACGCAAAATCCGGAGACCAATATACTTATTTTACCGGCAATCTTGCTTATTCAACATGTCGTGCTGATGGGTTTGAGTTAAAAGAACTTAAAAAATACCTAATGGATAAATGTTGTACTTGGAACTTAAGTACTACTCCATTGAAAAAAAACAAAAACAATGGCAAAATAAAATTTAATCCTTATATAAGACTAGTACAGAAAGGAGACAAAAAATATTGGGACAAAAAAGAAAAAGAGATATTAAGAGATTCGGAATATATAGCTATTAAGCTATAATCTGGATATGACCTCGTTTTACTGTAGCCCGGTCGATAAATTTGGAAACAGTGGGACAACTTCTGGTTGTTAATTCAACCCATATAATTGAATATTCCATATAACAACCAGAACTGATCCCTGGCCCTATTCGCAAAAACCTTGGTTGTAGGGCCTGGGATCAGATGTTGTAACTGCGGGATTTTAACCGCTATAGTACAGGTCGCGATTGATGGACACAATGGCTACAAAGCTAGAATGAGTAGTCCGCCTGCACAGGACAACAACTGATCCCTGGTCCAGTAGCTACGTGCCGGATAAGCTCCCGCGGGGCAACTGCTGGACCTGGGATCAGTAAGGAAAAATAATAGTGGGTGAAACCTGAATAAACCCACCGGCGTGGCTAGATCGTATTCAATCGAGAGGCTGGTATCCACAGGTACTGATCCCTGATCCAATATGCTAGTCAGGAATAATCTCGAGTGATGTGTGTTGGATCTGGGATCAGGAA